TGTTGTAAATTAAATGGAGAAACATTAACAACAGAGGATAAAATAGTAGAAGGAGTAAGTGAAGTTATGGCTAATGGATTTGGTTTTATGTTAGTTAAGGCAGAGGTATTTGATCGCATAGATAAACCATTTGAATATTTAAATGAGGATCAATGGGAAGATTTTGGTTTTGCAAATAAAGCAAGACAACTAGGATATAAAGTAAACGTTGATTCAAACATAGTGGTGGGTCATGAAAAAAGTCGTATATTATGAGTGGAGAAGATATTATAGAACGAGTTAACCAAATAAAAGAATTAATAATTAGGAATCCGGATGGTGGAGATTTAGCTCTAAAGTATTGTGATTACCTAATTGATGATATTTACTTATATAGAAAACAATGTTTATGAAAAAAAAGAGAGAATACAATGGCATAGAATTGCAATCACCTTTATATCAACAAGTAGCTAGAGAAATGGCGGCAAAAAGGGGGGATAAAAAAGTGATAAATGAGTATAGAACAAAAAGAGGCAAACGAAGCTCTTTATAACACACATCAATAATTTAATACGTATATACAGGATATAATGTGGAGGGAAAAAAGAAATCATTGTAGTTGGTGTGGTAAACCTACTCATATGGAAGCAATGCAGTTACCAGAGACGCCTATATTGGAATTTATGGAGGAAAAAATAGACGAGCATGGTAGAAATAAAATATGGGGTGAAGATGGTGATTGGAGCAGCCAAAACTTGGATTCAGACTTTGAAGCCGAGTTATTAGTGTATGATAATATGTTAAGTTCTATTTCAAGTAAAATAGTTTGTATAACATGTTTACACGATGATGATAAATTGTGGGAAAAGTATTATGGTGAAGAACCAGATAATGATGTTGAAATAAGATTTGATGCGGATTTTTAAACGTGGTTGGAGATTGTGGGCTAAAGCCTTGGGTGAGAAGCAGGGCAATAATAGGGAAGCAGATAAGATAGCGGCGATGAGAACATTAATAGTAATTCAGGCGATAATAACGAACGTTCTGATTGCGATAAACATAATAATAAACTGGATAAAATAAGTATGAGCAAAACATTTAAATTAAAGTACACTGAATTAATAGGTGAGGATCAAGAACGTGATGGGGAAATGATCATTAAAACAAAAAATATACAATGGACTATGGAGCAGTTCTGTAGAAATAGACATGTAATAAAAATGGATTGGAAACAAATTAAACATTAAATAATATGAGTAAAAATAGTCATAAACAAATGTACGAGCAATTGGTACAATGGTTACCTACGTTGAGTAACAAACGTAAAAAACGTGTTAAATCAAGGAATACTGGGCAACGCAAAGCGTATAATCGCTAAGTGTGACAATCGTATTCTAAAGTGTGACATACGAATATAGTAATATTCAAATGTACATAAATTTAGATATAATGTGTGACAAAAAATGGTGGTGTTACGTGAACTAAAAACGAGGGGGTATTAACCCCTGTGCATCGCAAGCCAACCTATTTCGACTCGACGAGTATATATTTGCGAACAATGCAATGTTCATAAGTGATCATAACGTTATCATTGAGGATACGTCAATAAAACATTAGATACGTTGTGAATACAACAATAATAATAAAATAATGACGTAAACATTTGGATACCAGGGTAATGGTTCGTATATTTAGGTGTTAATTGTTAATAAAGGTTATGTATACAGTAAGAGAATTAGATTTAAGCATGGTAAACGAATTAAAGCAATTCGAGGGTAAAATATTTAGTGATAATTCAAGCAACACCGGTAGTAGCCTGTGTTTGAAAGTTGACCGTAATGAAGGTAGGGTATATTACCAGGAATGCTATAGTGAATATGCTAATTTCAACGGTAAAAATCGTGACGGTGCTCCTCGCACCGATAAACTATACCACCCAACACCTGGATTAAATACAATGACGTTAAGCCAATTCTATGGTTGTGCTATAGGTTGGGTATAAATTAATTAATACAAACATATTACTTACCACCATGGTACTCCTTACCGCGGTGGTACTTCCCTACGTATACCTTACTACATACTGGATATATACTTAATATTATAATTACGCCGGTATACCGCCATATATATACATACATAATCCCATACGCGTTGGTGTCCATATATGCGTGTATACGCAAAGAAAGGGTGTAGCACAATTTATGGCTCGTACACGATTTTACACATCGGATTGTATATACTTATATTTGTGTACCTATGTAAATTAAGAGAATTGTCAATATGGCTATTAGACACGCCATTGCTAGACTAACACTAGCCATTAACTTTATTATTAGACCTAATTGTTTTCTATTTTTCATATTATAATATTATAGACCCCCCGAAGGGGGTCTTTTTCCATTTAACGCCAAAATTTAGAAAATAGTAAAATGGCAACCTTCTTTTTTCAAAACCTTTTTGGCGTCGAGGAAAATATATACTTATCTATACCAACCTTTTTCGGTAGCTAGTTCTACGGGTATATAGTGTCCAAAACTACACATTAATCTATTTCTGTCACCGTCAATTCTGGATGACCCATGTTCATATAACCCAGCTAATACTACCCAAGGTTCATTCTCTTCCACATATATTTCTTCACCATCATTTATAGGATTACCTCCACTTTCAGGTTTTTGGATTTGGATATTAAATCTACAGTGAATTTTATCTTTAATTTGGTATATGTCGTCTACTTTTTCGTATTTTGATTCATCAGGACCATCAGCACATACATTAGGGTCTTTATGCATATGAGTAGAATGACCCTTATAAAATGATGCTAACATAAATCCATAATTATCATCAATAGGTAAATCCAGTGGTATGTCGAATGTTTTAAGTATTATATTTCTTAATTCAAAAAACTCATCAAATGGAAAACCACCATCAATTAAATCTTGAGGTTTTAAATCAACATTAGGCCTTGCTATAACCCTTCCCCCCTCATGTGGAGGTTCTAATGTTAAATACTTTTCTAGATTTTCTTCTACCGACATCCATTTTAATATAGCTTCGGTATACTTTTTATCTATTATAACCCCACTTCTCATCAATATCTATTATTAAAATTAGGATCTTCCTTCAATGCCCTAATCATTCCCTGTGTATTTTGTATCTCGTTATGAAGTTTTTTTATCTCCGCTTCCGTTAAATCTATAAACTGATTTGTCCTCTGTTGATATCCAATAAATGCCCCTTTATTATTTTCAATCCTTTTTCCTAAATCCGTTATTTCAATATAAGAGTCCTTTTCCATCTTCTCCTTCACATCTCGTATATATAAATTCAGCTCATCTAATTTTTCTACGTTCTCCCCATACCTAATAGAGGAGATATTTGATGATGATTGTAGCGACGTCAGTAATTCATTATATTTAATTTTCACCGAACGTAAGTATACCGCACTGTAAACCGCTATCACCGTAATAATCCCACTAATAAAATATATCAATTCCATAATTTACAAATATTCATCGTTAATAATTTTCTCTATATCAAACCAAAGAGTATTATAATCAACTGTTGCCTTATAATATCCTTTTTCAAATAACACTATTGTTGGGTAGTGTGTTATTGGTTTTGGATATAATTGTGTCGATCTTGGAAACATTGGTGCCTCTATATAAACCATAGGTAATAGATCACTTACGTTTTTTAACATTGGTTTTAGATTAACACAAGTTTTACAACCTCTAGAACCAAAAATTACTAATAATTTAGGTGCTGTAATAAAATTAGAGAGATTATCCCTTGTTAGTTCAATAAAACTTTTACTCATGTAGACAATATACGATTCTGTATTGGTTTTTCCACATAATTTTATAAAATATCTTATAATATACTGTATATACGTATTTATAGATTGAATATTGTAAAAGAGAGTAAGTTTTTAGGACTTTTTATATATTTATAATAAAACAAATATAATTCAATAAACCATGGTAAACACTCACTTAGTAACTTGGCAAGAATTTCTAAAAGAGAAGGAAAATAAAAACCTTCCTATTATGGAAGCCAAAGCAAAATATTTAAAACTTCAAAGAAAGTTTAATTTACTTATGGAGGCCGAAGTTGCTGCTTACAATGCTGTGGCTTTGAATTCTGTAACACATGGATCCCAAGGTGGTGATCCTTCCTTAGTCAACCCAATTAAAAACATCTTTTTCTCGGATATTCCAACTAAAATAGAGGATGGTAATGATCCTGTAGCAATAACTTTAGTATTTCAATATCCTGTATTAGTTACTGGTAATCCTGCTATTAAAATTGCAAATGGACAGCAAGGTGGAGGAACTGAAAATAATATAGTATTAGCATATGATAGTGGAACTGGTACTGATACACTTGTATTTAATTCTACTCAAGTTTCTGCCAATGTAGATGGTGATCAACCAATTGGAGCAGGAAAATTATTAGTAGGACAAGATATAGCTAGTATTGTAGTACAAGGAATTACTGGTATTAATGCAGCAGGTACAACAACTGGTGTTTCTGGGGTAGCAGCAGCAGCTGGAGGTGGTGCAGGAACAGCTCAACAAGATGTTGTATTAACAATTGTTAATGATGTTGCTGGTAACTTTGATTCAGCTACAATTACTTCTATTGCAAGTACTTCTACTGCTTATTATAATGTAGGTGATACAATTACTGTTGCAGCTTCTGAATTATCAGCAGTTGGTGGATCAGGTGGATCTGCAGTATTTACTATTACAAATGCTACTTTAACAGGTGATACTTTAGGAATACCTAGAGGTATTGAAATTGTAGAAAACCCAGGAACAGTATCATCCCCATCACTTGGAACAATTGCTTTTGATGCCACTAATTTTATTACCCTTCAATCTGGTGAAAAAATAGGATATGAAAATTATATGACATATTCTAACGCTATAGTAGGAGGTAATGTTAATGCAGAAGCCGACGGATAATAGATAATATTTAAATAAATTAAAGGGATAAACGTTAGTTTATCCTTTTTTTTATATTTATAATAAAATACTATTATGGCACAAATTTACGATTCAGCAGAATTAAGTGGGGCAGGAACTTTATTAAAAGATAATCTGCCTGTAGGGGTAAATAAATTTCTGTTTGACACTAGATTTAATGAAGGTACTGTTTATTTTATTTTTGAGACAGTTAGAAATAATGATGGTTTTTATGATTCTAGTTCTTCTACTAATGCCAGTGGTCTTGTACGTATTGATCTCCCACCTGTGGGGGCAACATTAGTTCCTATTGATCTTATTCAATCTGATTATATTTGGGGTGTTGTATTACCACCTGGAGGAACTGTTGGGTTAACATTTATCCCAACAACACAAGTTGATGCTGGGGCAGTATTTTTAAGAGGTACCGGTGAGGTTACATTAACAATTTCTTGATAATTTCCTGCGCATCTATTTGGCTACCCAGGAAACGGTTCGTATATTTACCCCATATTAATAATAATAAAGGTTATGTCAAATTTAAACGAAGTGTTAGCATTCATTAAAAATGCAAATAGATCCGAATTAAAAGAAATTTATAATGCTTATGCAATTGGAATGTCAGTTGTAAGACACGAGCAAAAAGAATCATTTAAAATTGGTGATATTGTTAAAATTAATCATAAAACGGTTAATGATAATGATAGATTTAGAGTAATTAAAATTATGTCTAAAAATATTAAAGTAGTAAAAACTAATGTTCCTGAAGGTCGTATTGCAGGAGAAATTAGAGTTTCACCAGGTTTATTAGAAGTTGCCTAAAAAGTAATGCACAGGGAGCTTGGCTACCCAGGCTCCCTTTCGTATATTTACCCCATATTAATAATTTAAAAATTAAAATAAGAGTTATGTTAGATTTAAGTAAAAGTCAAGAGTTAAGTAAAGATGAGTTAAGAGAGATCGCTCCAAGTATCTTCTCAACTAAGCCTTCTCCCGAGGTATCAAAGAAATATTCACATATTCCAACTGATAAGTTAATTGATGATATGAAATTATTAGGTTGGAAAGCTATTGATGCTAAGGAAGTTAATGCTAGACAAAAAAGTACTAGAGGTTTCCAAAAACACCTTGTAGTATTTAGAAATCCTGATATTGTAATTAATCATAATCCAAATGGTTTAACTAAAGATAGTACTTCTCCTACAGGATGGAGAAATTCAGATGGTACTTTCGGTAAGAAAAATAGTGTTGATACTGTTTTTCCACAAATCCTATTAACTAATTCACATGATGGTAAAAATGCATTTACCTTTACTGCAGGATTATTTAGAATGATCTGTGAAAATGGTTTAGTTGTTTCTACTAATGAATTTGAAAAAGTAGCAATTAGACATATGGGGTATGATTTTGATGAATTACAAAAGCAAATTACTGAAATGGTTGAAAAATTACCATTAACTGTAGAATCAATGAATAAAATGATTGATACTAAAATGGAGCAAAAAGCAATTGTTGATTTTGCTAAAGATATGCTTGCAGTTAGATTCCCAGAAGAGGAATTAAAAAGAATTACTATTGATATGGATGAATTTATTACTCCAGTTAGACCTGAAGATAAAGGGAAAGATTTATGGAGTGTATTTAATGTAATTCAAGAAAAAATCATTGAAGGTGATTTTGAGTATACAGTAGGTAGTAAGCATAGAAAAGCTAGACAAATTAAAAACTTTAAACAAGATATGGATTTGAATAGTAAAATGTTTGATATTGCACTTGAATACGTTAATGCTTAATGAAAAAGTTTATTTACATAACCTTAATAAGTTTCCTTTGGGCGTGTAGCCCAGAGGAGCTTATTGAAAATTACCCATGTATAGGGGATTGTGATACAGCTTTTTATATTGATCCTTTAGTATCACCTGGTGTTTATCAAGACGAAAATGGATATTGGCATATTGAACATCAAGGATATAATTATTTTACTATTAAAGGTAATACTAGTGAATTGCATCCTGATTATGTTGTTAATGATGTTCCCTTAATTGAAACCGTTTTTGATTCTAATTATTGGGTTTGGATTGATAGTATAACATTTACAGTTCCATTATATAGTGTATTAAGTTATTTTACAGATGGTAATTATAATAATCCAATTCCTATAGGCAATTTAACATATACTATAGAGGATATGGCTGATGTTCATCCTCCCTTAAATATTGTTGGTTATTCTGTAAACCCCAATCAGTGTTTTGATTGTCCTTATTCTGAAACACTTATAGGTACTTATAGTAAGTATAATTATACACCTCAACAACAAATATTTTTTGATAATGAAATGGTAGGAGATACAGCTACAGTATTTGTAAAAACGGTATTTAATAGTGAAATTGAAGTTGAAAAAGAATTTAATATTATATTTGAATAATGAATTATCAAATTAAAGAACAATTGTATTTAAAAATAAATAAAGCCATTGATTCATTGGAATCTAGAGATATAAATGGTACCTTACTAATATTAGAAAGTTTAAGAAAAGAAATACAGGATAATATTTACGATTAAAATTATGACAAAAGAAGAACAAAAAATAGAATTAATTAATGACCTAATTGCTACTTCAACCGTGTTAGATGAATTATGGAATTATCACCCTAATAACCCTGATAGAAAAGATGTGGTTAATGAATATGAAACTCTTAAGAAAATTCAGAGTGATATTGAAAAAGAAATAGCTGAGTTGGAGAAGTAGTACATATTTATAACCAAACGTTATTATGTACATATATAAAGCAAAATGTTTAAGAGTCGTTGATGGAGATACCGTTGATGCTCAAATAGACTTAGGATTTGATACCCATAAAGTCATCAGAATAAGATTAGTTGGTGTTAATGCTGCCGAATCTCGTACTCGTGATCTTGAAGAAAAAGCAAGGGGTTTAGCTGCTAAACAATTTGTAAAAGATATTTTAAGTAAACATAAAAATGAATTTATTTTGCACTCTCAAGGTGTTGGTAAGTATGGAAGATGTTTAGGAGAAATATTTTTAGGGGATGTAAAACTAAATGATTTATTAATTACAGAAGGACATGCTGTAGAATATTTTGGAGGTAAAAGATGATAGATAAGGATAAAATATTTCAATTGTTTGTTGATGGGAAAGAAATTAGTGATGAAAAAACTAAATCTGAGATAAAAGAATTTATGAACGGCCCATTTGCTAAGATTGGAATGTTTGTTAAATTAATCCAAAACCATAAAATATTCCATCAAAAACTTGAAAAATTTCTTAAAAAAGAACAACCTAATTATAATGTCCAATCTACTAAAGAAGCATCGGAACATACGATTTATAACAGATCGTGGTCATATATTAAAAATATTAGTTTAGATGATAGTGATGATGTAAATGCAATTATAAATTTTGACAATAAGGTATTCAATCAGGCATTAGAAGGTGCTATTAGATTTTTTGAACAGTATGAGGAATATGAAAAATGTGCCCATCTCCATAATATTCAGGAAGTAGTTAAAAGAATTTAAAAAATAATTTGGATTAGTAAAATACTCCACGTACCTTAGGATTACAGGTTTGTTAGAAAAAAGGGAATAAGAAGGAGTGGGAATAAAGGTAATAAAAGGGTTATGAGACACCCTGTTAATCAATAAAATAAATATGAAAAATCAAGAATACGTTATCAGATTACTTGAAAGGTTAGAAGATAAATTCGCACAATTAGAATTTATAACTACCAGACAAGAACCATTAGAAACTTATAAGAAAGTTATTAATGAAAGCAAAGAAATAATATCAGACGTTAAATCAGCAATAGAAAGATAAATAAATAAAGGTTATGAAATTAACAGCAGAACAAATCCAATCAAATTGGGAAGTATTCCTAAACAATATAAAAGTACACATCCCAGGAAATAGGGGTGAGCAATTGATTAATTTTTATAAACGTTACGAAGAACGTGTTATATTAATGCCAGCTGCTCATAAAAAAGAATATCATGGGGCATTCCCAGGAGGTTATGTTGCTCATGTAAATAGAGTAGTTGATGGATCCCTTAGATTATATGATATGTGGGAAGAAATGGGTTGTGATATGACTACATTTACTAAAGAAGAATTAGTATTCTCTGCTATTAATCATGACCTAGGTAAAATGGGAGATAAAGACCATGAATCATATATCCCTCAGACCGACCAATGGAGAAAAGATAAGCTAGGTGAGGATTACATGTTTAATAAACAATTAGCATTTTGTTCTGTACCTGATAGAGGTTTATTTTTATTACAACAGCATGATATTTCTTATTCATTTAATGAAATGGTAGCCATTCAAACTCATGATGGTTTATACGATGATGCTAATGTAAAATATCTTAAAACTTTCTTACCTGAACAAAAACCCCGTACATCACTTCCATATATCTTACACCAGGCAGATTTAATGGCTGCTCGTATAGAATTTGAACAGGAATGGTTACCTAAATTAAAAGAAAAAAATAGCGTGGAACCACAAAAAAAGAATTTTACCTTAAAGTCAAAATCAACAGCAAAATCAAAGGCCCTAAATACAGTTTCAAGCCCAGGGTTGAAAAATATGCTAGATAGTTTATGATATTAGAGATTATAATTGGAATATTGGGTTTATTAGTCGTTATCTTAGGGTATACGACTTTTAACCTTTTACGTAAAAATGAAAGAGCAGAAGATATTATAGTTCAGTATAATGATTATTTAACTGAATTTAATAAACAGATTTCATTTACAAGTGAACGTTTATCTAAAATAGATGCTAAGGGTACATTTGAAAGTGATGATGAAATTGGTTGGTTTTTTAAGCAAATAAAAAATTTACAGGAGGGAATAGATAAATTCCGCATTAACTAACTAATGGTAAGAAAAAGAAGAAAAAAGAGTAAAAATTATTTTACTCAAGAGACAGAGGACTATATTGTAAAATACAATAATGAACCAGACCCAGAAGTAAGAAGTAAGATATATGAAGAACATATCCATTATCCTTTTTTTAAACTCACCCAAAATATCATTCATACATTTAAATTTTACCATACAGAAGTAGAAAATTTAGAACATCTTCAACATGAAATAATTACATTTCTTTTATCTAAAATGCATTTATTTGACCCAGGTAGGGGAGCAAAAGCATATTCTTACTTTGGTACTATAGTAAAACGTTGGTTAATATTATATAATACTAAAAATTATAATAAAAAAATTAAAAAAGTTGAGGTTGATATTTTAACCGGTGAAAATTCTACTCATATCTACAATATAGGAGATGATAAAGTAAAAAGTGATTTAGATAAGTATGTTGATTTATTTGTAACATACACTAGTGAAAATATTTTAGAATTATTCCCAAAGAAAAATGATGCTCAAATAGCAGATGCAATTTTAGAATTATTTAGAAAAAGGGAGTCAATAGAAGTATTTAATAAAAAAGCATTATATATCTACATTAGAGAAATGGTAGATGTTAAAACTCCCAAAATTACTAAAATAGCAGACAAACTTCACGATATATTTAAATCACAATATATATTTTATTTAGAAAACGGCTACGCTAGATTCTAACCCTTTTCTATATCCATATTTATAACAAAATAACATTATGGGATCATTAGATAATATTGTATTTAAAAAGAAAAAATTTTCGGATATATTAAGCGAAATTTACGATAACCAAAAAAGAAAAGAAGCCCAAATCACCGGATTAATATCGGAATTAAAACCTTTAATTAATGATATAGGTGATGCTACTTTAATTGTTCCACTTATTAAAGAATATATGGAAATTGGTGTTCGTAACGATGAACAATTAATTAAAATGGCTACTATAGTACAGCGTGCGCTTAACAATAGCAGCGGTGAAGATTCACTTGGTATAACGGATGAAGAAAAAAAACAATTAATGGAAGAATTAGATAAATTAAATTCTAATTTCGAAGAAAAAAAGGATGGCAAATAATTTAGGATTTAGTGGATTAAATAATACCCTTAATTCTCAAGACCCTACCCAAGAAATATTCCAAAATTTAAATATATTAAATAATAAATTTATTTCTGGGAGAGTAGTTGATATTATTATTAGTAACACTCATCCTTTATTTAATGAAGAAGGAGGTTGGGGAGGCTTAGGTACTATATTTTTTGAATCAACGGATAATTTAACACAAAATAAACCAGAGGTACAATCTTCGGCCCAACCTTTAATACCATATTTAAAAAATTATCCTTTAGTAAATGAAATAGTAATAATATTTTCATTACCTTCTAAAAATGTAGATCCCACATCTCAAAATTCATTAATTAATAGATATTATTATGTAAACCCAATTAGCCTTTGGAATAGTAATCATCATAATGCATACCCAAACACATATCAACCTAGCACAAACAACCCACCAGAAAAAACATACCAAGAAATAGAATCAGGCTCTCCTAGAGTAAATAAACCTAACCAAGAAGAAATTACTTTAAATAGCCCATTAATCGGAGGCACATTTGAAGAAAGATCAAACGTTCACCCCATAATGCCATTTGCAGGGGATATAATAAATGAAGGAAGATGGGGTAATTCTATAAGATTAGGAAGTACAGTTACTGGTTCTAATAACACAAGTGATTATCAAAGCACATGGTCCGATGTAGGTAATAATGGAGATCCTATTATGATATTTAAAAATGGTCAACCAACAGATTCTGGAGAATCGGGGTGGTTACCTATAGTAGAAAACATTAAAAAGGATTTATCTTCTATTTATATGACTTCTTATCAAAAGATAAGATTAAGAGCGGCAAGTGAAAACTTCTCAGCACTATCACCAGAACCCCTTTTACCAAGAGAATATTTTAACCCTCAAATTATTTTAAATTCTGGACGATTAATATTTAACGCTAATGAAGATAGTATTATAATTAGTGCTAATGATTCTGTAGCAATATCATCAAATAAACAAATAGGATTAACATCAGATACAGTTAGTATAGTCGCAGATAAAATTAAATTAGGGAATGCTGCTGCAGACACACCAGCCATTTTAGGGGGTCCTTTTATAGAGCAATTTAGAGTTTTAGTTGAACAAATTCAAACATTAGGTTTTGCATGTTCAAGTTTAGAAGGGTATGATCCAACTGCTACTAATATAGAAACAACAGGAATTGATGCTGCGGGTCAAGCTTTGGAAGAAACATGTCAAAATATATTAAATTTACTACCTAGTGAAAATAAATCAACTTCACCTTTATTGTCTAATAATATAAGAGTATCATAATGGAAGAATTAAACCCAAATAATGTTGGTGGAGTTGGTACTCAAACTTATTTAGCATCAGTTTCGACTATTGTAAATGGAGTAAATGATGTTGCTTACATTAATTTAATAACAATAAATGATGGTTCACTACAAACTGAAACCGTTTCTTTATTAGAAGACCCTAGACCCAATAAATTTTCTGAACCTGAATTTAGTTTACCGAATGACCAATTAATACAAAATGCTTTAGAACAACTCCAAATTGATGATAATGTAGAAATTGGCACTTACCTAATTCAGGAAACACAATACTTTGAAGTACCTAATACTATAAAGAAGGAATATATTATCCAAGGTACTGTAATTGACTTTTATAAACAAAAACCCATAAAAGGAGCAAAATTGTTGCTGCCTCTTCCTGGTACTAAATTTGATACCAAAACAGATAAAAATGGTAAATTTAAAATTAAGGCAACTTATCCTATAGATAAAGATACAGAGAAAGTTACCTTAAGACCTCCAATTTTAGTAACTGCAAATGGTTATATTCCAAAAAAGATAACCCCATATGCCCTTGACCAAACAATAAGAGAAGATCTTAGAACTACTGAATTAAAGTCAACAAAAGGGTTAACTGATGAAGCTAAAGCTAAAATAGCAGCAGTTGGGAAAAAGATAATAGCTTCTATTCAAGCTTTAAAGGCAACAAAAATGTCATTTAAAGTTTTACTTAAAAAATTTGTTAAAATAGTTAAAGAAAGATTAATTCCTTTTCTTTTAAACATGTTAGCTGCCTTTTTAATAGGTAAATTAAGTGATATTCTTTCTGGTAAATTATCAATACAAGACGCCCAAGCACCATGTCCCACCCCAGAAGAAATAGCAAGATTAATTAATAAAAGAAATAGGGTTGTAAGACAGTTAAACCAAATATATAAAATATTAGATACTGCATTAAAAGTATCAGGAATTCTTGGTGGTGTAGCAACTATATTTTTAGTAGCAGCTGATATTATTAAAAAGATCCCATTACCTACATCTGTACCACCTGGAGTAGGTATCCCAACTTCAGCAATTTTACAATTTCAAGATAAAATTAGCAAATTTGAGGCACTAGCTGAACTTTTACAAGCTATATCCTTTGCTTTAATGGGTGTTCTGTTTGTATTATTAGCTTTATTAAAACAAGCTATACAATTACTCAAATTGCTAGATTTCCAATTACAAAGATGTAGTGTAGATAATGAAGATTTAGAAAGTTTGAATTTTATTTTAGCTGATGATGTTGAAGAAGATACTACTCCTGATACATCTGTTAATGGATTTACATTACAAGTAAAAACTGATGTTAAGGGAGGAGTCGGATCATTAAAAAGAAGATTTGCAGTTGCTTTAAATACTCAAGGAGTACAAGCTTTAAAAGGAGAGCCTTCATTTAGTGCAAGTGAAAAAATACTTATTGATGAACTTGCATTTTATATCCGATCAAATAATTTAAAAGCTAATTAGTCTAATATTTATAATAAATCAATATACTATGAAATTAAGTCAATTAAAATCAATTGTAAAAGATGCTGTAAAAGAAGCAATACAAGAAGAAATGAAAGATATTCTTCTTGAAGCAATAAAAGTTCCAAAAACAACTATACAAGAAAACCAAGTGCAAAAATCTATGCCCCAATCAGATAAAGCTCAACTAAGAGAAAATATGATGAGTGTATTAGATGGAATGAGACCTGGAGCGGATGGAACATTAAATGCTAATACTTCAAATACACCTTTGGCAGTAAGTGGATTTGGTGATACTACTTCTCCTAATGGTAAATTACCTGAAGGAAATGTTAGTATGGATCAGATAATGGGTTTAATGAATAAAAGATAATTAAATGGCATTTGGAGCAACTAAAATATTCCCCAATGACCAAAGGCCAAGAGTCGCAATTGGTTTTGACCTTCCTTTAAATGGAGGTGGGGTATTTACTCCAAATTATCAAACAAAAGATGCTATAAAAAGTAATTTAATTAACTATTTTTTAACTAACCCTGGGGAAAGACCTGGTAATCCAACATTTGGGGCTGGGTTAAGAGAATTTGTATTTAGTCAAATAGATCAAAAGGATTTTACATTTATAAAAGATGATATTCAAGTAAAATTAACAGCTTTTTTCCCCAATGTGCTAGTAAAGGAAATATCAGTTTTACCAACAGAAACAGAAAATGAAATTAATATAAACATAACCTATAGTGTAGAAGATACAGGGATAAATGATGCACTATCATTAAGCTTTAACTAATGGCAGTAAGAAGAACAATTAATTATTTAAATAAGGATTTTAGTGATTATAGATCTCAACTTATAGATTTTTCACAAACCTATTTTCCTAACACATATACTGATTTTTCCGAAACTTCTCCTGGAATGATGTTTATGGAACAAGCATCTTATGTTGGAGATGTTTTATCCTTTTATATAGATAACCAAGTACAAGAAAATTTTGTACAATTTGCTAGACAAACAAGTAATTTATATGATTTATCTTACATGTATGGTTATAAACCAAAAGTAACAGGATTATCATCAGTTAAATTAGATTTTTATCAATTAATACCTTCAATGCCCTCTTCAAGTGGTGCTGATACTCTTTATGTTCCAAATTATGATTATGCCCTTTTTATAGGAGGAAATACTACATCCCAAACAGAAGAAGGAAAATCTTTTGTTATAGAAGATGCCATAGATTTTACAGTATCAAATTCTTTAGATCCAACAGAAGTTACAATAGCTCAAACAACGGCGGGAGAACCTGATTATTTTTTATTGAAAAAATCAAGAAATGCTTTATCTGGAGAGATAAAATCAGTAAATTTCCCATTCACAACCCCAACAGAATTTCCAACAGTTGTAATTAGTGACACAAATATTGGTGGTATAATTGATTGCTTTGATACTGATGGTTTCCAATGGTATGAAGTAGATTATTTAGGTCAGGAACAAGTATTTACAAATTTAAAAAATACAAATGTTAATGATCCAAATAATTTTTCCGAAAGTGATGATTCTCCTTACTTACTTCAAACTAAACAAGTACAAAGAAGGTTTAATACTAGATTTTTAAGTAGTACGCAACTGCAACTACAATTTGGATCAGGAAATCCAGCGGACACAGATGAAGATATAGTACCCAATCCTATGAATGTTGGTTTAGGTTTACCTTTTGAACGTGATAAATTAACTACAGCATTTAGCCCAACTAATTTTATATTTACAAATACCTATGGTATTGCTCCAAGTAATACTACATTAACTGTAAGATATTTAAGAGGAGGTGGAATTAGTTCTAATGTAGCAGCAAATACTATTACTCAATTAAATACTAATTTAAGTAAGTTTTTAAAACAAACTTTAGCTGCAAATACTGCTCAGTATGTTTTTGATTCCCTACAAGTAAATAATCCAAGTGCCGCTAGTGGGGGTATGGATGGAGATAATGCTGAAGAATTAAGACAAAATTCTATATCACAAATATCAAGTCAATTAAGAAATGTAACTGCTGATGATTATCTAGTTAGAGCTTTAAGTATGCCTCCTAAATTTGGTATAATTTCAAAAGCAATAACTCAAAAACCAACAGCCCAACAATCTCAATCAACTTTATGTTTATATGTGCTTTCACAAGACTTTAATGGAAATTTAACAACAGCTTCAAATGCCCTAAAACAAAATTTAAAGTCATATATTAATCAATACAGGATGATTGGGGATTCTATAGATATAAAAGACGCATTTGTTATTAACATAGGTGTTAATTTTGAAATAATAACCCTTCCTAATTTTAATAATAATCAAGTAATTACAAATTGTATAGAAAAAATTAAAACATTTTTTAATATAAATAATTGGCAAATAAACCAACCAATAATTTTAAGAGATATAAGTAATTTATTAAATTCAGTTGATGGGGTACAAACTATAAATAATATAACAATAAATAATAAGGCTGGTACTTCTTCTGGATACTCACAATATGCCTATGATGTAGCTGGAGCTTTACAAAATGGAACAATTTTTCCTTCTATTGACCCAATGATATTTGAAGTTAAATACCCAAATGATGATATAATAGGTAGAGTAGTAAGTATTGGACAAGGTGGTGGTAATACATCAAACGGTGGAGGTAGAAATTATTAAAATTTAAAAAAATGGCAATATATAAAATTTTCCCACTTCAAGATACAACATTATATTCAGGATATCCTGATATGAATACTGGAATAGATGCTATTTTAGAAATATCTAATTCTTATCCTTCTACTGTAGCTAATCCTATAGTAGCTAGACCTCTAATACAATTTGATCAATCTCAAATTAATAATGTTATAGATACTTTAAATACTGGTTCAACTGCTATTTCTGCTAGTTTAAAAGCATTTATAGCAGATGCAAGTGGGGTAGTAATGCAGTCTGAAATTTATGCATACCCCGTTTCTGGGTCTTGGAATAATGGTAGTGGAGAATTTTTAGATAATCCTCCTACTATTAATGGTTCAAGTTGGGTATTTAGAGCAAATAGTGGATCAACCCCTTGGCTATTAGATAATTTTACAGAAAATGTAACTGGTTCATATATAGCTGCCTCACCAGGAGGTGGAAATTGGTATACTGCATCTTCGGATACAAGCTTAAATTTAGAATATTCTCAATCCTTTAATTTAAGAACAGAAAAGGATATAAATATGGATGTAACTGATATTGTAAAAACTTGGTACTCAAGTTCAAATTCAATAGGTGGTACTTATACTTCTATAGAAAATAATGGGTTTATTTTAAAGTGGGAAGATGAGGTTGAATTTAGTACAAACTTATCAATCCAACCTAAAATGCAATTCTACTCTATTGATACTAATACTATTTATCCCCCACAATTAGAAATTAAATGGAGGGATTTTGATTATACTTCATCAGGGCTTCAAATTATTGACACACCAGATTTATATCTTGCTATTGATAATAACCCCGGAGTGTTTTATAGTGAAAGTATTAATCAATTTAGAATAAATTGTAGACCAGAATTTCCAGTTAGAAGATTTTTAACATCTTCAGTGTACACTACAAACCATGCCTTACCATCAGAATCGTATTATGCTATAAAAGATTTAGATACAAATGAGTTTGTTATTGATTTTGATAGTGAATTTACCCAAATTAGTTGTGATACAACTGGAAGTTATTTTACAATTTATATGAATGGTTTGGAACCAGAAAGATATTATGAAATATTAGTTCAAACTACTGTAGATGGTAATACTATAGTAAAAGATGATCAATATTATTTTAAAGTTGTTAATGGTTAATTATGTCGCAAACAAGAAATGTTGATTTACAAAAAGAGACTTTTAATAAAGCTCAATATGAACAAGTAATTGATACCACTTTTTCACAATTAGGGGTACCATCAATTAGTGCAAGTGCTGAGAATCAAATAAGTATTGAAGAATTCTTTGGATATTACAATGAGCTTTTTTATGATATACCCCCAACTGGTGAATCTAATTCACATGAATTTTTGGTTAAAAGTAGTGGGGAATATATTAATTTTGATCAAATAGCAGAAGAAATTATAGCATTACAGAACGAAATAACAGGATTAAGAGAAGAATTACTAGCAGAACAAATTAAAGTAGTAGAATTAGAATCTGGAATAACATTAGATACAGGGTCATTGAATTTAGGAAACGATACAAGCATTCCTTCTTCGGGTGGAGGAAATGCAATGATATCCACTTCTAATAGTTCATCTCCTGTATCATCTAATTCCTATTAATATAAGCATAAATGGAAGAAAAAATTATAATCCAACCAGTATCTCCAGATACTTTTGAATTTCAAGATTACTCTAATAGTGATCAAGATTTGCTGGTTACCAACCAATTAGATACTGTATTCTCGGGATCTACAGATTATATTGAAGCTTACATCTACGATGCTAATAAAAGTCAAATAACTAGTGCTATTCCCTTTACAAATTATAAAGTTGTAGAAGGAAATGTTGTAATTAGTCCATCAAACGATTTAGAAAGATTAGGATTTGATCAGGGAGAATATTTTATCTCTTATGAATTTTACAAACCTAGATTAGGATCTACTTTAAACACTAGATATTATATTAGTGAAATTAGTTCTGATAGAACAGAAATTAGACTAGATACTACACAAATTGATAATGCTTTAGTAATAAGTTCAAGTTTAGAGTTTATTCAATATAGAGATGAAGCTAATTATTTTGTAGATTTTTATCTTAATTTTGGTGATAATCAACAAATTATAGCTAATAATCTAGAAATAGATACGACGGATGAAAATAACCCTACATTATTAATTAAATTATATGATCCTCTTCCTAGTGAATTTGATCTAAAAGCACAATGTTCTGTAGTTGAAGAAATCTCTACTCCACAATCATATAATGTAGTTTTTCCACCATTAAATTTTAGTGCAGATGACTTTAATTATATATCAGGTCCAAATTATAATTTATCAGTTACAAATCAATCTGGCACTCCAGGATTAGATTATTCCTATAATACTTTATTATCTTCTGATATAACAAGTTCTACAACTCAAATTAAAAGTTTATTAAATAAAAAAGAAATAGAAATTAGTGTTAATTATGAAGATTATAATGATTTTATATATTTTTCTTCTGCATTTACTAGACTTCAAAACTTTTATTATAAAGTAGGACTAATTCAATCTGCTAGTGCCCAATTAGGAACTTTAACATCAGCAACAACTGGTTCAGTAGTTTATAGTGCTAGTCAAGCATCTTTAACAAATATAATTGATACCACTATTGAAAATTTTGATGGATATGAATATTTTTTATATTTTAATAGTGGTTCAGATCAATCATACCCTAAATCAAATACTGAACCTCCATTTATTTTATATCCAACAGGAAGTACAGAAGTCTTAAATTGGCTAGGATCTACTGTTATTGGTAATGCATATTATGGTGGTCAGGCTCTATCAGCTTCTAACTATGATGAAAATAACCAAAATTCTTTATATTATGCTATCCCCGAATATTTGAGAAGTGACCCTCAAAATGTTAAATATGAATTATTTGTTGATATGGTGGGCCAACATTATGATAATGTATGGCTTTATACTAAAAATATTACAACTAGATTTGACGCGGATAATCGTTTAGATTATGGTATAGCAAAGGATATGGTCGCAGATGCTATTAGAGATTTTGGTGTAAAATTATATTCTAATAACTTTAATACAGATGACTTATATACATCCTTTTTAGGATTAACACCATCAGGTAGTTCTTTCCCATTCCCAAATATGACAGGATCTATTGGTGGAGTAGTTAATACACCTTCCGGGTTTGAGTATGTAGATTCAACAATATCAGCTTCAAATGATATAATCCCATTGGATGATGTAAATAAACGTTTATATAAACGAATTTACCATAATATACCATATTTACTTAAAACTAAAGGTACAATAGCTGGTCTAAGGGCATTAATAACATCATATGGTATCCCTGATACTATTTTAAGAATAAATGAATTTGGAGGTAAAGATAGAAATAACTCTCAAGATTGGGATTTAAAGCAGGATTTTTATAATTTAGGCTTAAACACAACTAGTTCAGGATTTACATCTTCTTTCTCTCTTAATACAGATTGGGGAGCTAATGAAAATTCACCCTCAAGCATTCAATTTAGATTTAAAACAAATGGTATCCCCTCATCATCTAATACTCCAACAACCCAATCCATTTTTGAATCTAATTTAAATGTTGGAAGTGGTGGCCCATTAAGTAGAATTGCAATGGGACTTGATTATGACGAATCATTGTTAACTACAGGTACATATTCGGGATCAGTTGAAAGTAAATTTAAAGAATACGGTACTTTAAAATTTTGGCCTAACATAAATACAAACCCTGAAAATTCGGCATCATTATATCTTCCATTTTGGGATGGTAATTGGTGGTCAGTTCAGGTAGATAGAGATATTAATGTAGGAAATGATGGTGGTTTTACTTTAAGAGCTGCTAATAATATTGGAGAAAACTTAGGTTTTACTGGTAGTGATACTATTGAAGGTAACGTTACATTATGGGAAAATTCTACTGAAATATATTGGTTACCTCAAAATTTCTCTACATTTGCAGGAATTAATTATTTTGCCCTATCTGGTTCATTACAAGAAGTAAGATATTATACAGATGTAATAAGTGAAAGTGTATTTTATGATTACACAATGAACCCTTATTCATTTGAGGGTAATCAAATTAATAGTGCACCCGACCAATTAGCATTTAGGCTTTCTTTAGGAAGCTTATTAAACACAGGATCTTTTAATAATTCAATTCATCCTAAAGTAACAGGTTCTTTTATAACAACCTCATCATTTAGTACCAATAGTTCTGCATCTTTTAATGCAACACCAACATGGTTAAACAATACAGAAGATATATACTCAGACCAAACCCCATCTGGGATAAGGAATAGAGTAACAGATAAAATTCAAATAGAAAATTTAATACTCCCAGAAGGAGATACCTTATCTGGATTTAGATCTATACAACAAACTTCTTATGTAAGTGAAAGCTTTACTCCTGATGTTAATTATTTAGAAGTAGCATATTCACCTCAAAATCAAATTAATGATGATATTATAGGACAATTAGGATATTTTAATATTGGAGATTATATTGGGGATCCAAGACTTATATCATCATCGGATAAAAGTTACCCTGATTTAGATTTATTAAGAGATGCTTATTTTGAAAAGTATATAACTAATTATGATGTAACTGATTTTATTAGATTAATTAAATTCTTTGATAATTCATTATTTAAAATGATAGAAGATTTTACTCCAGCAAGAACTAGTTTATCATCTGGGGTAGTTATTAAACAACATTTATTAGAAAGAAACAGACAAAGACCAGCTCAGGTTACTTCTTCTTTAGAACAATATTCTGGATCAGTTAGTAATTTACCAAAAGATTATTCAACTGGTTCTAGTGATTTCCCACAGTATGATTTTAGTGGTTCATCAATTTATGTTTTTAAAGCCGGCACTGGTGGATCGTTTGAACCATTTAATGGGTTACAAACATACCCCTCTGGTACTTTAGGTGATGGTCCTGATAATAGATATTTTTTAACACAAAGTTGGAGTGAATCTATTTCAACATTTGATGGTATAGCACCCTTACCAAGGGTTGACCAAAGAGAATTTTACAATGGAGAATTTAGTGGATCAAATATACCAGTAGAACTTGAGGATATATGCAGCGCTTATTTCAAAGTAGGGAATACAGTATACACTTATGTTCCTGTTTTTTGGAGTGCAGATGGTAATAATAATACTCAAACAATAACGGAGCAAGCTTTCTTAGATCCAACAAATCAACCCCCAGCTAAATATGCTTGGTTTTGGAATGATGGTTCTAATGTATTATATATTAAAATGTCCCTCGAAAGTTATAATGGGGTCATAATATCCAGTTTTATACAAACTGTAGAGTGGATTATATTTGCATTTACAAATCCTATAGATGCTAATGGTGCTATTTTACAAGGAACCCAAACTTATTATTTAGAAGATGTAGCCCTTCAACCTGAAACTGCAGCATCAAACCCAGAAAGCGTTGGGTCTGCCTTATGTTACACAATACCAGGTGAATCTTCAACAGCAGTAAGTTCAGCTGATGCTTCTTTTTATGATTTTAACTTCTCAGCAAGTGGGGATTATCAATGGCATGCAACACAAGATACATCTGCAGATCCAAATCCTGTATTAGACACAGGTATATCAGCATCAGTACCACAAGGTTATTTTCCATTAACATCTACTTATCCTACTGAGTCCTTCTTTAGTGGGTGGGCCTCATCTAATTTTTATACTAATGGTACTTATAATGCTTTTAGTGGGATATTAAGTGATCCATTAAATAATTTTAACACTGGATCTCACGAAGTAGATAATACAGATACTACATTGGTATCAGGAATTGACCCTCAAAGTAACCATCCATGGTTTATGAATGCATCTCCAGAGGGAGAAAACCAAAGTTGGATAAAAATACCATCAGAATCATTTTTAGATTATGCAAATATACCAGATTCATCAGTAGGTCCTGTTGCTACAAATAATTATTTTAATATAGCATGGACAAGTGCAAGTTCAGTAGAACCACAAGCGGTTCAAGGAGTTAATTACTATTATAATGCCAGTAATAATGCTATCTATATGTCTGGTTCAGAATTTCAAAATGAATTAAAATTTCTAAACCCTTTATATTCTAGTAGTTTAGTACATAAAATTAGTGGAACTGATCAACTTGGAACATCTGGAACATCTTATACTCCCCCAGGACAAAGTAACTTATCTATTCCAATAGACCCATCAAGAGGTCAAGAATTATGGGTTTATAGAGGTGAATCAAGTGCTAATGTTGCAGATTCAAACACTTATAGATATAATAGATATATTCATAGACCTTTTAAAATATACTACTTAACAGAAACAGGATCGGGTATACCAGGAATACCCTACAATTTATATGATCCAATGACATATGAAGGGATAGATAGTTCAACAGCAGGTTTACAATCAATTGATGCAGTTGTCCCTCCTTATTATGATAACCAAAATGTTTCCTTTGCCACAATGTTAGGAACACAAGGTGACATATCATTTAATGCTCCAACTTACGCACGACCCTTAAATGATACCGCAACATTACCTTCACTAGGAGCAGTTTCTGGTAGTTTTGAAATATTTAATGAAGCTAGACAAGTTAGACCTTTTATATTTACTACATATAGAAATAACCCATCAACATCAGGTCCTAATCCAGCAAGAGGTAGTGGCTCATTTGTAGCAATTTCCCAATCAGATGGTACTCCATTCGCTTTATTAAGAATGTACCAAAACCAAACTCCAAACTTACCATCAGCTACAACAACACCATTTCTTGTAACATGTAATAATACTCAAGGAGCTCCTTTTTGTGCTGTCATTTATTATGGTTTGAATGATGAGGTAACCACACAATTATTAAATGCTGGGCAAAGTGCAGTTATTTGTGGAGATAGTTCTAGAACTTCTAATTCAAATAGTCCAAATTATGTTCTTACACCCTCTAGTATTGGAACCATAGCAGTATCAACAAATTTAAATGGCAACGCAGACCCATGTATAAACTTAGACCCAAGTGGAGGTGGAGGTATAGGTGGGAATCAAAATAGTTCAGTTGGGAAAAATCAAATTCCTTATTTTTATACCTTTAATGCATCAGGTCCTAGTGTTGGAAATCAAGCACTTCAAGAATATCAAATACCATATGGAGAATTTTTTAATGGAGAAAATACATCTTCACTTAGTTTAACAACAGGAACACAACCTGGGGGCGGGGATGATGATACAGAAATAGTATTCCCAGAAGGAGGTTATATCTTTACAATGAGTGCCTTTGATGATACAACTTTTACAAATGGTAGAACTGAATTTGGGTTATGGACTACTTATGGTGATTATGTTAGATATGATTTTGATAACCAAGCAGGATCAAATGCCAACCCAGTTACAATAGATTATATAGATAATCAGTATCAAAATACTTCTGTTGATGTTTATAATGTTGCACTTGAAGAATTTGATAAATCCTCAAATGTTGGAAGTGCTAATAATTCTAACACAGGTACGGGTAATACTGATTCTATATCCTATCCAAAAATATTTGTTAATGAAGAAGGTGGTAGTGCTTCATCTGGATTAGGATATATTAGATTTAATGTAGTAGCAGGAGGTGAATTAAATATTAATGTATCTAAAAATAAAAATGCATTTGTTACTGTTAAAATATTTGTAGGGGATGATCAAACAGCCACAGGCAGTACACCCTCAGGTATGACTCAAATTGCTGAATTACCATCATCTTTTACAGTCTCTACTACAGGACCAACTAATTTTACCTCTACAGTAACTAACACACAACAAGTGATGGTTCTAGTATCAACAAATCAAGATGTTGATAACTGGGGTCAAATAAATGCTTTATTTATTAATCTACCTTCTCCTTCAGTAATAGCTAATATGGGGTCTCCTGAAGCACAACCATCATTTACAGATCCTTTTGTTATAACGGGATCAATATCAGAAAAATATGCTAATGGAGTAGAGGTACCTGGGTCATTTGCTACTAAAGTAACAGAAGCTTATATTCTTTATACATCTTCATTATCTTCAAGTTTAGCTGGGGCTTATGTATTTGATGTAACTCCAACATTTGGTATATTACATGTCACAGCTTCAGTAGTAGTTAGTTCATTTACAGATACACAAGCAGCCCTTTATGGAAATGCAATTTATGGTTCATCGGAATACGGAGGAGGAAACTCAGGAGGAGGTACTACTTGGACAACAGCTTCACTAATATTATATACAGGCTCTGCTAATAATTTCCCTAACGAAATGCCTCAAATAGGTGGTGATATTTTTGCTATAACAAGTTCTCATAGTACAACTCATAATACAGGTGAAAGAATAACATTAATGACTACAATTTCACCGGGAGAATTAGCATACAATGATGTAATAAAAATGGCTCTAAGAGTAGGAAGTGGTTCGGATGCCTCCTCAGTAGTACAAAATTCATTAATTGTAACAGAATATAGTATGAGTTTTTCTTCATCGATAGATGCATCTGTAGACCCATCTATACCAACTATTTTTAGTGATGATCAAAACTTTAACTATGCATATGATTGTCAACCTTTATTAAATAACTATAGTGCTGCAAGAATTAATAATAGATTACAAAATGTAGATTATACAACGGGGTTAGTAATTCCAACTAACTGGCAACAAGTTATAGATTTTTCAGCATCAAGAGCATCAGTTCCAGAATCTAATTATAGTAAAACTAATATAATTAATGGTAGATATGATGGTTCTAATATTACATCTCAAAAATATAATATTTGGACACCTGGTGATGCTGGTGGATTTGGTAAGTTACCATCTATTGATGTAAATAAGACACATTTAGCTTATTTTAACACTGTATATGATGGTTATCCATTATTAAATAATAAAACTTTATATAATGTTCAATATCTAATAGACCAGGAGGGCCAAGCAACCCAACCAAAACTATCGGATATAACCTTCTTTGACGTTCAAGGTACATTTGAACCTTTACCAGAATGGAATGGGGATGAATTTGAGTATGTAAATAATGCCATTATATCATTAGCGGGTGATGCTAAAGAACAACTATTCCCACTTCAGGGAGAGTTTCCATTTTATAAAACACAAGCAAGACCAGAACCTGTTTTATATTCTCAAAAATCAGGTATTTTCCCAGTCAATAAAAATGCTACTGAACCACAAGGTATAGAATTAGTAGGTAATCAACCTATTGATGCTAATATTGTACCTAATTTTAATAATTATACTTTTGAAGCTTTTGGTGAAACAGAAATATTTACCTCAACTAGAAATATTAATTCAACAACTCAAATCTTAGAATCTAAAACACCAGTTCAGGATGGTGATGGACTTCCAGTTGGTGGACAAAATAATATTACAGCCTCGGCAGCAAACACAGGAACTTCTTTACCTATATATCAAAATGATAAAAATGTTGATGAAGCTGGATTTACAACAATACCAATCTTAGATGGAGGAAGTGGATTTGCCGTAGACAATACACAAGGTTTAGGTAATAATACATCTCAGGCATATGATTTAGACTTTGAATTTTTTGTAGATTCGGACCCAACAGATACTAGGTTAAGAACAAGAGATCATGAAGGTGGCTGGAAAGGACATAGTCCCATTGATAGTCCTTTGATTGGAGAATTTGAACTAAGATTCCAAAGAAGGAATTTTAATGCTAGTACTGATGCAGAAGTAGGTTGGGGTTCACAAGCAATTAAAGGTGTAAAGGTAGAAATAATTGAATATTTTAGTTCAACTAACGCAGCAGGAACAAATTTCTTAGTTATAGATTATAATAGTGTAGGAGCCTCTTATATATCTACACAACAAAGTAATGGTCTTGTTCAAGTAAATTTCCACACTGATACAATTCGAGATGCTTATCAAAATGCAGGATATGCAAGTCCAATAAAACAAAGACTTAAAATATCAGGAAAACATTCAACTACCTCTACAGGTTTTGGTGGGGGAAATAGACCTATAAGACAGGGTGACCAGTTTAGAGTAAGATATAATGGTAATATAATTACCAATACAAGTGGAAATGGCCCAGTATTTTTCCCACAAGGAATTCAATCATTTACAGGAGGTAGAATATTAATGCAGGGTCAAAATTCAAACCCTGTTACTGCAGCAACTGCTTCATTTTGGGATTTTTCTGGAAGTGGAACCTCTCAAGCGGGTAATGTATTACATTGTGTAAGTCCCCAATTAAATAAAGCATATGCTAGAGATTTTGTACAAAAAGATTTAATATATACTGCTAGTTTTAATAAAGACTTCCCAGGTGGTAGAGAACCTTTTTATACAACAATGCCCCCTGTTACATTACCTTGGGAATTACAAATAAATGATGAAATTAGATTTGATAATAATGAGGATAATGCTTATAAAATAATAAACATTATACCACCTAGCGAAAATAATGATCCTAATTTAACGAGTAGTGATAATTTAACCCCATCTCTTGTAATAGAATTAGATGGCTCTGTACCTATAAACTTTGGTTCTGAGAAAACCAGTACTGGAGGAGGTAGTGGAACTGCTTTAGAATATACTACATCATCAATAACTTTTGAAACAGTTGCATCCTATGTGAAAGTTGATTTTCCAGAACAATCATTTAGACCAATAGATAATTTTGTTATTCGCAGATATTTGCAAGATGCTGGTGGAATGATTGTAGATCAAAGTTTTCCATATTCATCAAACCCAGAAAAAATTACATCAGCTGGATTTCTAAAACCTCCATTTACAACCCCAGATTTAGAAACATCACCAGATGTTATATTACAAGACTTAATTGATAAAAAACTTATTTAATAAAATAATAATTTAATATATTTATAACATATAACAATATTTATATAAAAATAAAACAATGGGATACTTAAATAACGCAGTAATTACAGTTGATGCAATTTTAACTACTAAAGGTAGAGAAGCATTAGCTGCTAATGATGGTTCATTTCAAATTACCCAATTTGCATTAGCTGATGATGAAATAGATTATACATTATATAATCCATCCCACCCATCTGGTTCTGCATATTATGGTGAAGCAATTGTAAATCAACCATTACTAGAGGCTTTTCCTTTAGAAAGCCAAATAATGAAATATAAGTTAACTACTCTACCTAGAGGTACAGCTAAAATGCCAGTATTAAATCTTGGATATGCTGCAATTACACTTCAACAAGGAGCACAGTTAGCAATCACACCACAAACCTTAAATTACTTAGGTAATGACCAAACATTTGAAACTAGTGGTTATACTGCTACAATTGCTGATGTAAGAACACTATCTAGCTTTGAAGGAATTGGTATTCAAAGTACAGCTACAACAACAGCTAATGCAACTGCAACCCAAACAATTGGAACTAATGTATCTTCAACAGTAACAGGAACTCAAATAAACTTAAGAGCAACTACAGTTAATACTTTATTTGGAAGTAATTCAACTTTAGTAACAACTTTAACTGTAACGGGATTAGATAGTGGAGCTAGATTAACAGTTCCTGTAACCATAACAAAAACTGCTATATAAAAAAATAAAAAATGAGCTTTAAAAGATTAGACCCAGAAGATTTTGTAGTAAGTGCTGATGCTGTTTCATCCACAGTTTGGACAGGAAATGAACCTATTTTAACAACATTCTTTACTTCTTCTGCCCAAGAAAATGGAGCATCGGGAAAATTTTATCTTGATGTATATAACACAGAATCAAATTTGGCAAATAACCAAATACAATTTGCTATTGCGTATGCAGATGAAACAGGAGGTGGAGCAATTGCATACAATTCAGCAGTAAATAATTATTCTCCTTCAACTACAATGTATGGTTCTTATAGAACATTAGTATTAGAAGATGAAAATTCAAGTTTTACATTTGGAGATGTTACAAGTAGTTATTTTTATGCTATAAGTGTAGAAAGAGCTAGATATAAAGAAACTTTATTTCCTGGTTCTTTAAACTTAAAATTATCAAGTAGCTCACCAGGTGCTACGGGTCCAATAGAATTAACAGATAATTCTCAAGATGTTACAATTCCTCAGTATTTTGGTACAATGAGGGCTTACCAAATAATTAGTGGTTCAAATGGTACAGCTTATAATAAACTTACAGGAGAAAATGGTAATAATACAGGATTTACTACAAATAGTGGTTCTTATGGGTTATTCTTACCAGATATTTCAACTATATTACTAAATGGTCTTGCTTTAGATTTAGATAATGCTGAAGGAATTAACTTAGACCCAGCAGGTACTAATAGAACAATTAATTCAGATCAAAATAATCCACAAAAATTATATGAACACATGTCAGCAAGTGTTGGAGTTGGGGCAGCAGCTAATTTTGAATTAGGATGTCAAGAAACAATAACATCAGATTATGTATTTGTAAGAGCAAGAAGCTCTGAATTTAATTATTCTGAAAATCCATCATTTATATCGGGTTCAACAGGTGAAGTAATTTATTCTTATTTTATTAATAACCCTAATGTATTCCCAACAACAGTTGGATTATATAATGATAGTAATGATTTACTTGCAGTAGCAAAATTATCAAAACCAATTTTAAAAGATTTTACAAAAGAAGCTCTAATACGAGTAAAACTAGATTTCTAAAATGAATGGCGGCTTTCAAACAATTCAATTCTCAAGATATAATTGTATCGCCGTTAGAAGTAAATAAATCGTTTACTTTTAAAGGCGACGGCGAGCTCTCTGCTTCCAATGCTGATGTTAATAGATTTTTAGGAAAAAATGTAAATTTTACTTCTTCTACAAATTATCAAACTGGTTTTAACTCAGGTAGTTTAATTTTATCTCAATCCTCAATATATGATTCAGTAAAAGAATTATATTATTCTAATTTTTTAACTTCAAGTTTTGGCGATGATGCAATAACTGCTAGTGTAGTTCTTGGGTCTGACCCATCTGGGGATGTATTAATAGGTCCACCTGGATCTAACGGAAGATACGTAAATTATTTACAATCTTCATTAACCCAATCACGTAATTTCCCTACAGATGAAGATGATTATATTTTGGTATTTTCAATACCTTCTAAATTATTTGGTGATTATATTCAACCTGAATCATTTGTATTAAATTTAAATAATGATAGTTCTTCATGGCTTATATCAGCAGAAATCACAGACGATGGAGAAGGTAATTTACTATCTGGAAGTGTTAATGTTGGACAAATATTTTACCCTCATGGTATTGCAGTTTTAACACAACAAGATTGGGGATCGTTAGGATCATCTAAATTACCAAGTGCGTATTCAGGTTCACAAATATCTTGTTCATTTTCAAGTTCATATACAATTTATGAAACACAATATAAATGTACAATAAATGAAAGTGAATTTAATTTTTCACAAAACCCAAGTATAATATCTGGAAGTATAACGGATAACATAACTACTTCTAGTGGAATTGTTTATGATTTTGCAACAAGTTCTTATTTTAGTCCCTATGTAACAACTGTTGGTATGTATAATAACGATCATGAATTATTAGCTGTAGGTAAATTAGCTCAACCCTTACCTACTTCACAAACCACTGATACAACAATTTTAGTAAATATAGATAGATAATGGCATGTACACTTTCAAATTTAGGAATACAAACGGGATGTGTAATACAGGCATCTCAAGTATCTCAATCTATTGATGCTTTTACCAAAGCTGAAGAGTATGATGTTTCATTATCTGGTTCATTAACTATTACAGGTAGTTTATTATTTTCAGGATCAGAAGCATCGTCAGTACAATTCCAACAACTTCCAAATTTAACCCAAAACCATCTACTAAATTATAATTGTAACACAGGAGGAGTTGGGTTTGTTTGTGTAGATAGTTTTGTAGTAACTCCATCAGAAGGACCATATTTTACAAGTAGTAATTCTGGTTATGCTTTTGAAATTCAACCCCATGATACTCTTAATAAGGCTACTGGTTCTTATTCTGTAATTTCAGGAGGTAATAAAAATGAAATTTCTAATCAATCTTGCACATCAATTGTAGGGGGATTTTGTAATACTATAACATCTTCTAGGAGTTCAGCTAATAATTTTATAGGTGGAGGTAGCCATAATAATATGAATAATACATATTTATGTCGCAATTCAATACTTGGGGGATGTTTAAATGAAATATGTGGACCTGTAGATGCACCTAGTACTATTGGAGCTAATACAAGCCAAAATGTTATAGGAGGGGGTTGTAAAAATATTATATCCGGTTCATCTGTAAATTCAATAATAGGGTCTGGTACTAATAATTTAATATGTGGGTGTATTAATTCTCCTGGTTTAGCTTTTATAGGAGGTGGTAATTGTAACGTAATACAAGGTTGCGCACATTATGGTAATTCAATTGTAGGTGGGTGTAAAAATACTATTGATCCGAGTTTTAACATTTCACCTTCATGTCAAACTGATGTTAGACACTCAGCAATTTTAGGTGGTATAAATAATACAGCTTCTGCTTGTGAATCCTATATTATAGGAGGATGTGAAAATTTTGCTAAACATGAATGTTCTTTTATTGTTGGTTCAAATATTACGAGTTCTGCTGTTTGTACTACCTACGTAAATAATTTAAATGTAGGATGTACAGTGCACATGCTATTAAGAAAAACTATTGGTACGGGTCAAGCAGGGATGTTAGTAGCTTGTGAAACACCTGGTGGGTTAGCAGAGTTATATTTTCATGATGGGAATGGATATAAAAAAGTTTGTTTAATATAATAATTGTTTTTAATTTAATATTTATAATAAAACCTGATGGCTAAACAGTTAGAAAATATTTTTAATCCAAATGTTGATGAAATATCACAAGGGTTTACAATTAATTCTTGGCATGTTTCTCAATCAGTAGATGCATTTACAGCTCAGGATGCTTATGATATTTCAATATCAGGTTCTCTTAATAATACAGGTTCAGCAAGTTTTTCAGGTAGTGTATTTACCCCAGATTTAACTGATACATCAGCCGATTTTGAAGTAGTTGTTGTTGATAATACTACAAAAGAATTAAAAAAAACAACATCATTAGCAGCAGGTTCTTCTGGTTCATCAGGTTCATCTGGTACAAGTGGCACAAGTGGTACTTCGGGTACAAGTGGTTCTTCAGGAACAAGTGGAACCTCAGGTTCATCAGGTAATAGTGGATCATCTGGTTCATCAGGTGCAGACGGAGATAGATATGCTACAACTTCAGGTACATCAGAAACACTAGGGGATGGAAATAAATGTATAAATATTGAATTAGGTTTAGCTTATACTGCAGGTCAAGAAATGATAATGGCTAACAGTGATACTGCTTTTCAAACAGCTTTAGTTGTTAGTTATAACCCTGTAACTGGAATTTTATGTTATGGCGATATTATAACTCAGGAAGGAACTGGAACCTATAGTAGTTGGCAAGTTAACCTTTCAGGAAATGTAGCAGGATCTTCAGGTACTTCTGGAACTTCGGGTACTAGTGGTACCTCAGGAACTTCTGGTGGTATAGGAGAAGCTGGTTCATCAGGTTCATCGGGTTCATCTGGTACAAGTGGTACTTCGGGTTCAAGTGGGACAAGTGGTTCATCAGGTACTTCAGATAAGTACGCAACAACTTCAGGCACCACTTATCAATTAGGAGCTTCAACTCCTTGTCTTACAGTTGAAACCGGATTAGCGTATACAACTGCTCAATCCATAATTATAGTACATGATATTGATAATTTCCAAGAATGTGAAGTTAGCTCTTATAATTCAGCAACTGGTGAATTATGTTTTACAAATATAACAAGACAAGTAGGATCAGGAACTTATTCAACTTGGACAGTCAATCTAGACGGTGCTTCGGGTGGAGATGGATCTTCGGGTTCTAGTGGTACATCAGGAACAAGCGGTTCTTCAGGTACATCGGGTACAAGCGGTTCTTCGGGAACAAGTGGAACTAGTGGATCTTCAGGAGCTAGTGGTTCTTCTGGTTCATCTGGTACAAGCGGAACTTCGGGTACAAGTGGTACTTCTGGTTCAAGTGGTGAAGATGGATCATCTGGTTCTTCAGGCACAAGCGGAACTTCAGGAACAAGTGGAACCTCAGGTTCTTCAGGTACATCTGGCACATCAGGTTCTTCAGGTACATCAGGTTCTTCAGGCACATCTGGTACTAGTGGTACTTCTGGTTCAAGTGGAACATCAGGAACTTCAGGAACAAGTGGTTCTTCAGGTACATCTGGTACATCAGGATCATCTGGTACTAGTGGTACAAGTGGATCATCTGGAACAAGCGGAACTTCAGGTTCAAGCGGAACTTCTGGTACATCGGGTACATCAGGTACATCAGGTTCAAGTGGTGAAGATGGATCATCGGGTTCAAGTGGTACTTCAGGCACAAGTGGTTCAAGTGGTACTTCAGGTTCAAGTGGTACTAGTGGCTCATCAGGTACAAGCGGAACTTCTGGTTCATCAGGTACTAGTGGTACAAGTGGAACTTCAGGAACAAGTGGCTCATCAGGAACAAGTGGAACATCTGGTTCAAGTGGTACAAGTGGAACTTCAGGCACAAGCGGAACTTCAGGTACTAGTGGTACTAGTGGCTCATCAGGATCAAGTGGTACAAGTGGCTCATCAGGATCTTCAGGTACATCAGGAACTTCTGGTTCAAGTGGAACATCAGGAACAAGCGGTTCTTCAGGAACAAGCGGTTCTTCTGGAACATCTGGTACTTCAGGTACTTCTGGAACATCTGGTTCAAGTGGTACAAGTGGCTCATCAGGATCTTCAGGTACTTCTGGTTCAAGTGGTACAAGTGGAACGTCAGGTTCAAGTGGATCAAGTGGAACATCGGGTACAAGTGGCTCATCTGGTACAAGTGGAACATCAGGAACAAGCGGAACATCAGGCACTTCAGGAACAAGTGGTAATGATGGTTCATCTGGATCTTCAGGTACCTCAGGAACTAGTGGTACTAGTGGAACATCAGGATCAAGTGGTTCAAGTGGAACTTCAGGTTCATCTGGAACTTCTGGATCAAGTGGCTCTTCAGGTACAAGCGGAACTTCTGGTTCATCAGGTACTTCAGGTACCTCAGGTACATCTGGTACTAGCGGTACTAGTGGTTCTAGTGGTACATCAGGTTTATCAGATAGATATGCAACAACCTCAGGAACTTCTTTTGCACTAAATAATTCAATTAATACTACAATAACTGTAGAAACGGGCCTTGCTTATACTCCTGCACAATCTATTATCATAGTACATGACGTAGATAATTTCCAAGAGTGTGAAGTTGTAACCTACGACAGTGGTACAGGAGCATTGACTTTTGCTCCACCAACTAGGGTTGTAGGGAGTGGAACTTATTCAACTTGGACAGTTAATCTAGATGGTGCTTCAGGTGGAGATGGATCTTCAGGTTCATCAGGTACAAGCGGAACTGCTGGTTCATCAGGTACAAGTGGTTCATCTGGTACTTCGGGGACAAGTGGAACATCAGGAACTTCAGGAACAAGTGGTTCTTCAGGAACTTCAGGAACAAGTGGTTCTTCAGGAACAAGCGGAACTTCTGGTTCATCAGGTACTAGTGGAACATCAGGTTCATCAGGTACTTCAGGAACATCAGGCACTTCAGGTACATCAGGAACACAAGGTGAAGATGGTTCATCAGGATCTTCAGGAACATCAGGAACATCTGGTACTTCAGGCACAAGTGGTTCATCAGGAACAAGCGGAACTTCAGGTTCAAGCGGTACATCGGGTACAAGTGGTTCATCTGGTACTTCTGGTACAAGTGGAACATCAGGCACTTCAGGAACAAGTGGTAATGATGGTTCATCTGGTTCTTCTGGTACTTCAGGTACATCAGGTACTTCTGGATCAAGTGGAACATCAGGAACATCAGGTTCAAGTGGAACGAGTGGTTCATCCGGAACAAGTGGTACTAGTGGAACTAGTGGCTCCTCTGGAACAAGTGGAACAAGCGGTTCATCAGGTACATCAGGTACAAGTGGTGAAGATGGATCTTCGGGATCATCAGGAACTTCAGGTTCAAGTGGTACAAGCGGTTCTTCTGGCACATCAGGAACTTCAGGTACAAGTGGTTCATCTGGTACTAGTGGTTCAAGTGGTACTTCTGGTACATCAGGTACTAGTGGTACGAGTGGAACTTCTGGTTCATCAGGTACTAGTGGTACAAGTGGAAGTTCTGGTACATCAGGTTCTTCTGGTACATCTGGTTCAAGTGGAACTTCGGGAACAAGCGGAACTTCGGGTACAAGTGGAACTTCAGGTTCAAGTGGTGAAGCAGGTTCTTCAGGTTCTTCAGGTACAAGTGGAACATCTGGTACCAGTGGCTCTTCAGGCACAAGTGGTTCATCAGGAACAAGTGGAACTAGTGGCACATCAGGTACTTCAGGAACTTCAGGTACAAGTGGTTCAAGTGGAACATCGGGAACTTCAGGTACAAGTGGCTCAAGTGGAACAAGTGGTTCTTCAGGAACAAGTGGTACTTCAGGCACTTCAGGAACAAGTGGTACTTCAGGAACTTCAGGAACAAGTGGCTCATCAGGAACAAGTGGCTCATCAGGATCAAGTGGAACAAGCGGTTCATCTGGTTCTTCAGGTACAAGTGGTACATCAGGAACTTCAGGGTCATCTGGTTCTTCAGGAACTTCAGGTACATCAGGTACTTCAGGTACAAGTGGCTCCTCTGGTTCTAGTGGCTCTTCAGGTACAAGTGGTACATCAGGTTCAAGTGGTACATCTGGTACTTCGGGCTCCTCTGGTTCTTCAGGCACTTCAGGTTCATCGGGTACATCAGACAAATATGCTACCACTTCAGGTACATCTTTTGCATTAAATAATTCAATTGATGCCACGATAACAGTTGAAACAGGTTTAGCTTATACTCCTGCACAATCTATTATTATTGTACACGATGTAGATAATTTCCAAGAATGTGAAGTTGTAACTTATGATGATTCAACAGGTGCATTAACTTTTTCACCTCCAACAAGAGTTGTGGGTAGTGGAACTTATTCAACTTGGACAGTTAACTTAGATGGTGCCTCAGGTGGGGATGGTTCTTCAGGTTCAAGTGGAACTTCAGGAACAAGTGGTTCATCAGGATCAAGTGGTACAAGTGGATCATCTGGTACTTCTGGTTCAAGTGGTACAAGCGGTTCTTCTGGTACAAGCGGAACATCTGGTACAAGTGGAACAAGTGGAACATCAGGTTCAAGTGGAACTTCAGGCTCTTCAGGAACTTCGGGTACAAGTGGAACATCAGGAACTTCGGGTACAAGTGGAAGTTCTGGAACATCAGGTTCTTCTGGTGTATCAGGAACTGCTGGTTCATCAGGTACAAGTGGTTCATCTGGTACTAGTGGCTCTTCAGGATCTTCAGGAACAAGTGGTACAAGTGGTACTTCAGGTACTTCAGGTTCAAGTGGTTCTTCAGGAACAAGTGGAACAAGTGGTACTTCTGGTTCATCTGGTACTTCTGGATCAAGTGGTACAAGTGGTACTTCAGGTACTTCAGGCACCTCGGGTACATCAGGTTCAAGTGGTACTTCTGGATCAAGTGGTACAAGTGGTACAAGTGGGACTTCAGGTACAAGTGGTGAAGCAGGTTCTTCAGGTTCTTCAGGTACAAGTGGTTCATCTGGTACAAGTGGTTCTTCAGGAACAAGTGGAACAAGTGGCTCATCAGGATCAAGTGGAACAAGTGGTTCATCTGGTACATCAGGTTCTTCAGGCACAAGTGGTACTTCGGGTACTAGTGGAACAAGTGGATCATCTGGTACTTCTGGTTCAAGTGGTACAAGCGGTTCTTCTGGTTCCTCGGGATCAAGTGGATCATCTGGTACTAGTGGGGCAGCAACGATTTTAGATGAAGGAAATAATAGAGTTACTACTTCAACAGGAAACCCTGGTGAATTACAAGCTGAAGAATATTTCTTATTTAATTCTGATAGAAGAGGAGTTTGTATAGGTTCATCTCAAGGAATGACAGGTAACCTTAACTCAAGTATTTTAGGGGGTGATGGTAACTGTATAACAATTTGTTCAAACGCGTCAACAATAGCAGGTGGTAAAGCAAACTGTATAAGTAATTCAAGTTGTTATTCTTTTATTGGAGGGGGACGTAATAATGAAGTTTGTGAAGACGATGCAAGTGTGGTTGGCGGTAGAGCAAATACCGCTTCAGCAGATTCAAGTTTTATTGGAGGTGGATGTAAGAATAGTATAAGTGCAAATAGTAATTGTTCTTTAATTGGTGGTGGTTTTTGTAATACTATAAAAGATCATTCTAGTGGTTTTCAATGTAGTAGTGCAATAGTTGGAGGATTTGATAATGTTGTTTGTAGTCTTGGTAGTACCATAGCTGGTGGGGAAAAAAATGAAATAAAAAATCATAGAAATTTTATTGGTGCTGGAGCCTGTAATATTATTTCTGGTAGCTCAGCATTTATTGGAAGTGGTTTTTGCAATCAACAAGAAGGTGCTTATGGAGTAATAGCAGGAGGTGCTGAAAATTGTATCGATACAACAGCGGGAACTATTGCAGGTGGATGTAAAAATATAATTGATGATGCATCCCATGGAGCCACCTATAGCTTTATAGGAGGTGGTCGTAGTAATTTTATTAGTGGATCTTCAAGGAGTGGTATTTTAGGAGGTTGTCAGAACCTTATTCAATCTCCACAAGTTATTGGTGGATTAAACACTGCAGTTAATGATACATTTATTATTGGTAGTGATATTACAGCATCTTGTGGATGTTCAACTTATGTAAATCAACTTAACATTGGTACAGTTAATACAGGTACAGAAGACGATGTATTAATTATTGATTCTGATGGTTTTGTTAAAAAGAAAACAGCTGCAGCAAGCTCAGGCTCTTCAGGTTCAAGTGGTACTTCTGGTTCATCTGGTACTTCTGGATCAAGTGGTACAAGTGGATCATCAGGTTCTTCAGGTACTTCTGGATCAAGTGGTACAAGTGGGACTTCAGGAACTTCAGGTTCTTCAGGAACTAGTGGAACATCTGGTTCTTCAGGTACATCGGGCTCAAGTGGTTCTTCAGGAACTTCAGGTTCTTCAGGTACATCAGGTTCAAGTGGAACATCAGGTACAAGTGGAACATCAGGTACATCTGGTTCATCTGGTACTAGTGGCTCTTCAGGTTCATCAGGTTCTTCAGGAACTAGTGGCTCTTCAGGTTCAAGTGGTACAAGTGGATCAAGTGGTACTTCAGATAAATATGCTACTACTTCAGGTACATCTTTTGCATTAAACAATTCAACTAACGCTACAATAACAGTTGAAACTGGTCTTGCATATACACCCGCTCAATCTATTATTATAGTACATGACGTAGATAATTTTCAAGAGTGTGAAGTTGTAACTTATGATGATTCAACAGGAGCATTGACTTTTGCCCCACCAACTAGGGTTGTAGGTAGTGGAACTTATTCTACTTGGACAGTTAACTTAGACGGTGCCTCAGGTGGAGATGGAAGTTCAGGATCAAGTGGTTCTTCAGGTACATCTGGTTCTTCAGGTTCTTCAGGTACATCTGGTTCATCTGGTACTAGTGGTTCTTCGGGTTCATCTGGTACTTCAGGTAGTTCAGGTACAAGTGGAACAAGTGGTTCATCCGGTACTTCTGGATCATCAGGTACAAGTGGTTCATCAGGTACTTCAGGTACTTCAGGTTCAAGTGGAACAAGTGGAACATCAGGTTCTAGTGGTACTTCAGGAACTTCTGGTTCAAGTGGTACTAGTGGTTCAAGTGGTTCTTCAGGTTCATCCGGTACTTCTGGATCAAGTGGTACATCGGGTACAAGTGGTTCATCAGGAACATCAGGAACTTCTGGTTCTAGTGGAACAAGTGGTTCATCAGGTACTTCAGGTTCAAGTGGAACAAGTGGATCATCAGGTTCATCAGGAACAAGTGGTTCATCTGGTTCAAGTGGTTCAAGTGGTACAAGTGGTGCAGCAACAATTTTAGATGAAGGAGATGATAGAGTTACTACTTCAACAGGAAATGCTGGTGAATTACAAGCAGAGGAATATTTCTTATTTAATTCAGGTAAAAGAGGAGTTTGTATTGGTACTTCTCAATCAATGACTGGTAATTTAAATTCTAGTATTTTAGGTGGTCAAGGTAATTGTATAACAGTTTGTTCAAACGCGTCAACAATTGGAGGAGGTACTGGAAACTGTGTAACTAATTCTTCTTGCTATTCATTTGTAGGAGCTGGTGTTGGTAATGAAGCTACCTGTGATAAAGTATTTATAGGAGGAGGTTGTTGTAATACAGGTTCTGGAGAATTTTCTGCTATTGCTGGAGGTTGCTTTAATGTTGCTTCAAATATAGGAACATTTATTGGTGGAGGAAAACAAAATGAAACTAAAAGATGTTTTTCTGCAATTGCCGGTGGAACAATAAACTGTACTAATTCTTCTTATGGGCATGATTTTATTGGTGGAGGTAGAAATAATACAATTAACACCTCTCTTTCGGGTTATAGTAGTATAGCTGGTGGCTCTTCAAACTCTATTTCTAATACCTACTCAGGTTATAGTTTTATTGGAGGTGGTGCGAGTAATAAAACTTGTGCTTGTTACGCTTCTATAATTGGTGGTGGAAATAATATTATTTTGAAAAATCATTCTGTAATTGGAGGAGGTTTTAAAAACACTGGATCATCAGCATGTAGTTTTATAGGAGGTGGTTGTAATAATGAAATATCTTCTAGTTTTAATGCTTGTGGTATAGAAGAGTTTTCATTTATAGGTGGTGGTAGAGACAATTGCATAACCTCACGTACATTTTGTATGGGTACTTGTTGTGTAGGCTACAATGTAATAGTAGGTGGACGATGTAATCAACTAAAATGTGTTAAGTCAGATGGATCAGTTGAAATTGGATGCTCTGTAATTGTAGGAGGATTTATAAATACAGGTTCAAAAGCTAATACTTTTATAGGGGCTGGAAAATGTAATTATACTGCTGGTCAAAACTCTAGTGTTGTTGGAGGGTTAAGTAATAAAGCTTCTGGATTTAACGGTGTTGTTGCAGGTGGTTGTTGTAATGTAGCTGGTTCACATTCATTTATAGGAGCAGGAAAGAGTAATACTGCTACTTGTATTGATGGTGGTATAGTAGCAGGACAGAGTAATACTGCTGGTGGTTGCCAATCTTTTATAGGAGCAGGTACTTCTAATATTATAGGTGGTGGTTCAAAAAATAGTATAGTTGGAGGTGGTGGAAATATAATTTGTAATGGAGCTAGCCTACCATCTTATCCTTCTTGCGGTGTGTTTATTGGAGGGGGATGTTTAAATCAAATAAATAACTGTAGTGCAGTTGCACAGTTTGTAACTGTAGTTGGTGGGTGTCGAAATTTTGCACATGGATGTGCCTCAGTTATTGTAGGTGGTAATTGTAACTGTGTACTTACAAATCGTTCATTTGTTGGAGGAGGATGTTGTAATACTATATCTTCTCATATAACTGCTGTTATCGCTGGAGGTTGTTGTAATAGTATTGCTGGTTCAGGAGGTAGTGGATTTATAGGAGGTGGAGCTTCCAATGCTATTTGTTCTAGTACAAATTCCGGTCATATAATAGTAGGAGGTTCAGAAAATAAATCATGCAATACAAGTACTGGTGGAGGTCATACTATCGTAGTAGGAGGATGTTGTAATTGTGCTCTTGGAAGTTATTCAATAGTAGTAGGTGGTAAATGTAATAAAGCTTGTGGAAATTGTAGTTTTATAGGAGGTGGTGTTAATCATTGTGCTATAGGATGTTGTTCTGCAATAGTAAGTGGATGTTGTAATAGGGTTTGTGAGATAGAAGGGTTTATAGGATCTGGTAACTGTAATGAAATTACTGCTGCGGGTTGTGCTCGGTCAAGTTTTATTGGTAGTGGTTTTAATAATAAAGTTTATGGTAACTGTGGTTTTATAGGAGGAGGAAGTGGTAATGGAATTGCATTCCAACAAAGTATAGGAACAATTGGTGGTGGAAGTAGTAATTTGGTTAATGCAATCGGTGGATTTGTTGGAGGTGGATGTGACAATCATGTTGAAAGAAACATAATGAGTGCTACTGGATGTTATGGAGCTATAGTAGGTGGTTGTAGTAATAATGTACAAGGTAATTGTGGTTTTATTGGAGGAGGTTTTAACAATGATGTAACATGTAATGGAAACTTTGGAGCAGTTTTAGGTGGTTGTTGTAATTGTGTAAACCATTCTAACTCACATATTATTGGATCAGATTTAACTTCTTGTACTTCTTGTACTACTCATGTTAACTGTCTTAACATTAAATCAACTTGCGGAGGAAGTAACGGTGCTAAACAAGTTAGTATAATACCTGGAATTTCATCAAATGGTAGTGTTGTTACAGACATGCAAGAAATTGTAATAGCTTATAATAATACCCAAATATCAGGAATCCAGGGATCAAATGGAGCTTGTGTAATTTTAGCAGCTCCTGGGGCAAATAAAACAATAGTACTTTATGAAGCTGCATTCCAAATCACAACTTCAGGTACAAACACAACACAAGGATTCCAAAGAAGTTTAAATGTAATTACTCCTGCATTTAATTGTAATAATACAAACATAAATCCTAATGCTACAGCAGCATTAGTACCTGCAAATGTATTGCAAAATGCAATGAGAAATGGTCAATGTCGTACAACTTACCAAAGGGATACACCTACAGATGGTAGAATATATTCTACAAATCAATGTGTTTACTTTGGATGGAGTGGTGCAAATGCTTACCCATCTGGTTTACCATCACAATGGACTTGTTTAAAAGCTAGAATTAGATATAAAATTTATTGTGACACAGCATTCTAAATAAAAATATAATATTTATAATAAACATAAAAATATATGGAACATATTTGGAAAATTTACGATCTTAAAAGAATTATTACCAGTGGTGTAGTAAATAATATTACTTATGCCTGCGAGTCTAATTTAGATGAGATATTTGTAAGGCAAATTGGAGATGTAAGTATTACAGGATCCCCTTCAGATGAAGGTTTTATTGAATATGATGAATTAACAGAAAATATTGTTTTAGGTTGGGTACAAGCTAATGTAGACCAATCAGCTATTGAAACATCCCTTTCGGCTTCTATTGCCCAAGATGTTATTGCTAAAGAAGCTATTACTGAATCGAATGGCAAGCCTTGGGATAATTAGGAATAGTTAATTTTATTTTGTATATTAGTTGTAATTAAATAATGTTATGAATGTAATCTTTCAAATAGACGGAGGTCTAGGTAAATCTATTATGGCAACTGCCATGGTTAAAGTTTTAAGAAAACGTTATAAAAATGCTCACATTGTAGTTGTTACCCCTTATTCTGATGTATTTTTAAATAATCCTCACATTAACGAATGTATTAGACCAGATAATATGAATGGGGCTTACTTAAAGTATATTAAGGATCAGAATTGTAAAATTTTTATAGAGGATCCTTATCGTAATACTTCGTTTTTAACAGATAAGGAACATTTACTTAAAACTTGGTGTAAAATTTATGGGCTTCATTATAATAATGAACAACCTGAACTTTATCTTACTCAACCTGAAATAGATTATTTCAAACCTTTTTATGAAACTGAAAAACCTATTTTAGCAATTCAACCCCATGGAGGACCTCAAGAACAAGGATTTAAATATTCTTGGACAAGAGATATTCCAAATCCAACAGTTGAACAAATAATTGAACATTATGTAAATGATTATACAATTATTCATATAAAAAGACAAGACCAACATATTTACCCCAATACGATGCAAGCTTTAGATGGATTTAGGAGTATAGCTATATTATTACAATTATCTAAAAAACGTTTATTGATAGATTCTTTTGGACAACATTTATCAGCTTCTTTGGGAATAAAATCTACAGTTTGTTGGGTTACTACTAAACCTAAAGTATTTGGTTATAAATTACATGATAATATAATATCAAATTCCTTTACAAAAGACCCTCAAATACAAAATTCTGTTTATCAACCCTTTAATTTAGCACAAGATATTTCATCTATTCCCTATAATGATTTAAATGAAGTATTTGATGTAGATAAAATTATAGAGTCTATAAATAAACAATAATGGAAAAAATTTTTTTTCAATCCTCTTTACCTAGAGCAGGTAGTACATTATTACAAAATATTTTAGGACAAAATCCTGATTTTTATGTTACACCAACTTCTGGTGTATTAGAGTTACTATTTGCTGCTAGAACTAATTACACAAATGATAAAGCCTTCCAAGCTCAAGACTCAGAATTAATGAAAAAAGGATGGCTTAATTTTTGCCGCCAAGGAGTAGAAGGATTTTTTAATGGTATTACAGATAAAAAATATATAGTTGATAAATCTAGGGGATGGGGAATACATTATGATTTTTTAAATTCTTTTTATCCTAATCCTAAAATAGTTTGTATGGTTAGAGATTTAAGGTCTATCTATGCTTCTATGGAAAAAAACTTTAGAAAAAACCCAGATAAAGATAGTGGTATAGTCAATTGGGGTAAAATGGAAGGAACTACTACATTTAAAAGAGTAGATATATGGGCTCAAAATCCCCCAATCGGTATTGCTGTAGAAAGATTACAACAAATGATAAATGAAGGTATAGATAAAAATATTTTATTTATACGATTTGAAGATTTAACTTCTAATCCCCAAATAGAATTAGATAAAGTATATGATTTTTTTGAAGTGGGGAAATACCAACATGATTTTCAAAATGTAGAACAGTTAACACAAGAAGATGATACAGTACATGGTATATTTGGTGATCATACAATCCGTAAAGAAGTTAAACCTGTTCCTAAAACATATAATCAATATTTAGGTGAAGATTTATCCCAATCTATAGTTAATACATACCCTTGGTTTTACGATTATTTTCAATATTTATAATTAACTTTAAAATAAAAATATGAGTTGGACCTATAAAACCCACACAATAGGCGATATTACTCAATTCCCAGAAAATACATTTGGTTTTGTTTATATAGTTACACATAAACCTACTGGAAAATCTTACATAGGAAAAAAGGTCTTATTTCATAATAAAAAAAAGCGACTTGGTAAAAAAGAGTTAGAAGCATTAACTGGGATTGTTGGACGTCGTCCTACCTATAAATTAGAAGTTAAAGAATCGGATTGGATGAATTATTATGGTTCCCAAAAAGATATTAAACAACTACTTTTAGAAGGAAAAAAAGATGAATTTGAACGTACAATTTTAAAAATGTGTCCAGATAAAAAATCAATGACATATTTTGAAATCAAATATCAGATGATATACCAAGTATTAGAAAAACCAGATGAATTTTTTAATGATAATATTTTAGGTAAATTTTTTACTAAAGATTTAAAAGACATTGAATTTGAAGATTTCGTGTCTAATGAAATATAATTTCATACATTACATATAATGGGAAATAAGTTATCAATAATAGGCCGTGGAACGGTTGGGTGTTTAACTGCTTTAAAATTTAGTAATAAAGGCTTTGATATCGATTGGTATCAAGACCCCCACATACAACCCCTATCAGTTGGGGAAGGTGCGGATTTATCATTACCTTATTTTCTAACTAATGAATTAAAATTTAGTTATGAAGATTTAATTGATATTGGGGGATATTATAAACATGGTATTGAAAAAATAAATTGGACTAAAAAACCATTTACACATTGGTTTGAATTAGGAAGAACTTCTATCCATATTAATTCAGTTAATTTACAAAATTTTATAATAAATAAAATATCTTCTAAAGTAAATATTATTGAAAAAAACATTCAAAGTAACAAATTAAAATCTTATGTAATTGATTGCTCTGGTGCACCACCACCAACAGAAGAAAGATATGAAACCCCAATCCCAGTTAATAATGCTTATGTAACTCAATGTCCTTGGAAGCAACCTAAATTTAATAAAACATTATGTATAGCACAAAAATATGGATGGGTATTTTTAATTCCGTTACAAAATAGATGTTCAGTAGGTTACTTATATAATAGTGATTATTCTGATTTAGACTTAATAAAATCATCAGTAAAATCTATTTTTAAAAAATATAATCTAAAACCCCAAGAAAGTAAAAATTTATCTTTTAATAATTTTTATAGAAAAACAAATTTTAAAAATAACATATGTTATAATGGTAATTCTTCATTTTTCTTAGAACCTATAGAAGCAACATCACTAAATACTTCAATAACAGTAATAAAACAAATTGATAAACTTTTTAGCGGTGATATGGATTTAAATGAAACTAATGATAAATACAAAAAGTTTTTGGAAGAAACAATTGATATTATTATGTTACATTATTTAGTAGACCCACCTTATAAAACGGAATTTTGGGAAATGGCACATACTAAAGCAAAAGATTGGCTTACTAATCGTGTTAAAAATTATCCAAGGATAAGAATAATAAATCAAGAAGGTGTATATGATTATTCTACATGGTATGAAGATAGCTTTAAACAAAACCTAACGGGTTTAAATTTATATGGTAAACTAAAAGAACTAGGATGGTAAATCAACTGTTAGTTACATTAGTAAATTCTGTATTAGGATCAGGAAAAGCAACTGCCAGAAATAATTATGCCTATCATTGTCCTTTTTGTAATCACCATAAACCTAAATTAGAGGTTAATTTAACAGAAAATAAAGAAGGTAAAAACCCTTGGCATTGTTGGGCATGTGATGTTAGAGGAACTAATATATATGGTTTATTCAAACAACTTAAAGTAGAAGCGGGGAAATTTACTGAACTTAAATCCTTAGTTAAAACTTCAAAATCAATAAAAGAAACACAAATTATTAGTAGTGTATCACTACCAAATGAATATATTAGTTTATATGACGGTGATAATAGCGATATTATGGCTAGGCACGCGCTAGCATACCTAAAAAATAGACACGTAAGTAAATACGATATACTTAAATATAATATAGGTTATTGTAAAGAAGGTTTATACAAAAATATGATTATATTACCAACTTATGATAAAGATGGAAATCTAAATTATTATACCGCCCGTTCATTTGAAAAAGAGCCCTATGTTAAGTATAGAAACCCACCAGCTAGTAGAGATATAATCCCAAATGAACATTTAATAAATTGGAATGTACCTGTTATTTTATGTGAAGGGTTATTTGATGCAATGGCTATAAAAAGAAATGCTATTCCTTTATTAGGAAAAAATATTCAAAGTAGCTTAATGAAAAAAATAGTTACCTCTGTAGTAAATAAAATTTATATTGCATTAGATAGGGATGCAATTAAACAAGCTTTAAAATTCTGTGAAAGATTAATGGCAGAAGGAAAAGAAGTCTACCTTGTAGATTTACAAGATAAGGATCCGAGTGAAATGGGTTTTAAAAATTTCACAAAACTGATACAAAAAACAGTTCCACTTACCTATTATAATTTAATGGAACATAAATTATCTTTATGATTAAAAAATCATACAATAGAATACTAGAGATCTCAGAAGATCATAGACAGATTACTCTACCTGATTCAAGGTATTACAGACGTAATGGTGAATATTATCCATCTATTACTTATGTTTTAAATTCTTACCCAAAAGGTAAGCATTTTCAAGACTGGCTTAAAAAAGTAGGCCATAGTGCAGATTGGATTGTAAAAAAAGCAGCCGAAGAAGGTACTGCTGTACATGAAATGATTGAAAAGTACTTTGAAGGTAAAGAGTTAACATATCTGAATAAAGAAGGTTACCCAAAAATGGATCCTAAAATATGGCAAATGTTTTTACGTTTTGTTGATTTTTGGGAAACTTATAAGCCTACGCTAATTGAAACTGAAGTACATTTATTTAGTGAAGAACTTAAAGTAGCTGGTACCTGTGATTTAATTTGTGAAATTGATGATGAATTATGGGTTATTGATTTTAAAACATCAAATCATTTACAAACAACATATGATTTACAGGGAGCTGCCTATGCTCAATGTTATAAAGAATGTTTTGGTAAAACAGCTGATCGTATAGGTGTATTATGGTTGAAATCAAAGTCTAGAGGTCAGGATAAGTCTGGTAAAAGACTAAAAGGTAAAAATTGGGAAATGTATGAATCTCCAAGATCACAAGAAGAAAATATAGACATTTATAAATCAGTAAAACGTTTATTTGATCTTGAAAATCCTAAACATAAACCAGCAACAACTTCATTTAAAACGACTGTAAAGAGAACCGTGTAAAAATTTGGCTACCTGGGATATCCTTCGTATATTTACCATGTTGATAATTAAGTCAACATATTAAATAAAGGTTATGTCTGATTTAAGTAAAAAAATCAAAAATTTAAAAGGAGAAGGAGATAAGTTCTTATTTACCTATAATGATAAAGATTATGAATTTTATTGTCATTCATATTCAGAAGAATTTGGTCCTAATTTCTCAATTCATGAAGCTAATAGTTTCTTAGGTCGATCAATGAATGTTGAAAAAGTTACTAAAAAGTATATAACATTATATGATTATAATTTATTTTCAGTTAGATCAACATTTAAAATTCCAATTAATAAAATAGAGATTATTTAATGAAAAAAATAGTATATTTACACGGTTTAGAAAGTGAAGCAGGAGGTCCAAAAGTGTCTTTCCTTGCTGAAAAAGGTATGGTTTATGCTCCTGCTATGGATTATGAAACATTAGATTTAGATGAATTCATTTATACTTTAGGTATGCCTGATTTGATTATTGGTTCTAGTATGGGTGGTTATATTGCTGATATTATTGGTTCACATTTAGGAGTAGATGTTTTATTATTTAATCCTGCTTTACATAGTAGAAGTATAGATTTTGATTTTGATAATGGTACTCCTTATGGTAATGAAGATTATAAACGTACTATTATTTTAGGTACAGAAGATGATGTTATTAATCCTGAAATTACTAAAAACATTAAACCAAAATGGGATAATAATGCAATATTTGATGAAGTAGAAGGTATGGGTCATAGAACATCACTTGATGTGTTTGTTAATATGTATAATAAACATGTTTAATAATGATCAAATTAGTAGATATTCTTAATGAAATAGTTCCACCTAAGAATACTTGGTTTCCTTTATCAAAAGTGGAAGTAAAAGATGTTGAAAAAGAAATTTTAGATTTAATTAATAATGCTTATAGTTCAATTGGGGGCCATCCTAATTATAAATCAGTTAATGATTTAGCAGGCTCGGAGTATGAAATTATTGATTTAGATGATGATCCTGAATTAGATGCTGTAACAGTAACAAAACAAAGAGCGGGTGGTACTAAACATGTGGGCATAGGACATGATGGAACTAGCCCAGGTAAAAGAGGAGCAATAGGTCGTACTATAGATAAATTAAATGAACCCTCAAATTATATTGAAGCATCAGGTGCTATAGAAAATATTTTACGTAAAGCCAATGTAACACAAGTTACGGATGAAGAAACAATTCGTAAAGCACTTAAAGGTAAAGAAATAAAAATGTATGATGATGGTTCATATGATCGAGTTTTAGGAGGAAAAAAATATAGAAAAACAATGTGGGGAAAACCAACAGTATGATAAGTTTAATGCAATTATTAAAAGAAGCACAAGGTAATCCAAAAGCAATTATCTTAGCAGGAGCACCTGGAGCAGGTAAAGGATATATTTTACGTGGTTTAGACTTAGGAGGTCTAAAAGTAATGAATGTAGATGATATATTTGTTGAAAAATTAAAACAAGCTAATGTTACTTTAGATTTAAAAAATGCAACACCCGAAGAACGAAGTGAACAAGCTAAACAAATGGCAGCTTCAAATAAAGAATTTAAAGGTAAACTGCAAGATATAATAGATGGTAAACAATCATTTATCCTAGATGGTACCGCAGCTTCAATTAAAACTACCACTAAACTACAATCTGAATTAAAGGCAGCAGGATATGATGTATTTATGCTTTATGTTTATACTGATTTAGAACGTTCATTAATGCAAAACCAAGATAGATTTGAAAAATCAGGTGGTAAAGATAGAAGTTTAGCACCTGCTATTGTAATGAGAACATGGGCATCTGTAACAGATAACTTTGGGGCATATCAAGCAATGTTTAAACCTAATTTTGTTTCAGTTGCTAATACTTTAGAAGATGAAAAATTAACAGACGTAGAAGATATAATAAAAAAATATTTAGATCCTTTTAAACCTACAGGAACTAAACCAAAGGATGCAAAGGCACAAGCAAGATCAGATAAATCCAAAGCCGCATTAAATGCTAAATTAAAAGATTTATTATCTGATTCTGAAGCTGAAATAATAATAAAAAACTCAGTATCAAAAGAAGAGGCACAATCTAAAATTAAACAATTTTTAAGTTCATGAGTTTAGTTAAAGAACTAATTAAAGATTTACTACCTGAACAAAAATATAAAAAAACGGTAGCTGTATATGGAGGTGGTTTTAAACCACCCACCAAAGGTCACTTTGAAGTTGTAAAACAAGCAATTAAGGAAAATCCTGATATTGATGAATTTATAATTAATATAGGGGGTAAAGCAAGAGATGGTGTTACTCCTGAAGAAGCAATTCAAATTTGGGATATCTACAAACAATACCTCCCAGTTTCTGCTAATATTAATATTCAATATAGTAGCACTCCTCCCATTAAGGCAACTTATGATTATGCTAAAAATCATCCTGATGAAGAAGTATTATTTATTTTAGGTGCTAGAGAAGGAAATGATGATGATTTTAAAGATATATCTTCTAGAACTAAATCTTTAGATAAATACCCTAATTTAAATTTACGTACTATAGTAACCCAAGGCGGAGTATCAGGAACAGCAGCTAGGAATGCTGGTAAAATAAGTTCTGAAAAATTAAGACGCTTTTTACCTGATGAATTAAGTAATGAAGAAGTAGAACAAGTATACCAAATGATTTCAGACAAATTAACTGAAGGTAGAAAAAAGAAGAAAGACCCTAAAAAAGGCACAGGTAAAAAACCAAAAAAATCTGGGCGTAGACTATACACAGATGAAGACCCAAAAGACACAGTTGGTATTAAATTTAGTACTAGACAAGATATAGTAGATACATTAAGTAAAAAATCATTTAAAGCTAAATCACATGCTAGACAATCCCAAATTATTAATTTAATTCATCAAAGAGTAAGGGCAGCATTAGGTAGAACTAAAGATCCAAAGAAAAAAGCTAAATTGCAATCTGGATTTAAATATATTAAAAAACGTAAGGAAGCATCTAAAGCTAAAACACAACGTTTAAAAAAACAAAAACTAAAAGAGCAAATAGATTCTAGTAAGTTTAATTACCAACCTTATATCATGTCGCTTACGCAACATATGATAGATAATGGCTTAAAATTAGAACCATTACCTAAAATTCAAATGATACATGATGATTATGAAAATGGAGAAGATTTATTTGGTAAAACAGCATATTATGCACCTGCAACCAACTTAGTAGTACTTTATACTTACGGTAGGCACCCTAAAGATATTTTACGATCTTATGCCCATGAATTAATTCATGTACATCAGAATATGGAAGATAGATTAAGTAATATTAATACTACTAATGTAAATGATGATGATTATTTAGAGCAATTAGAAAGGGAAGCATATGAAACTGGTAATATAATGTTTAGAAGTTGGACTGATTCACTTACTGGTAATAAACTAGAAGAATCAGTAAAAAAATTAATCACTGAAAAAAAGAAAAAAGATCCATTTGGGTTAAATGCTTATGCTATGGAACTAGCTAAGGGTTTAGAAGAACAAACAAGTGAATATAAAGTATACCTTGATATGGATGGGGTACTAGCTGATTTTGACCAACGTTTTAAAGATATATCAGGTATGGAACCTAAGGAATTTGAAGCTAAATATGGTACTAAAGAATTTTGGAATCTTATAGATGAAGAAAATAAAATCAGTTTTTGGGTAGGTATCCCTGAAATGCCAGGGGCTAAAGCATTAGTTGATGCTGTTAAAAAATATAATTATGAATTATTAACTTCACCATCAGCTAAAAAACAATCTTATTTAGGTAAAATACTTTGGGTAAGAAATCATAGCAACTTGTTTGGTGGAAAACCTCGTATTAATTTTAAGCGAGCTAAAGAAAAGCATGAAGTTAAACCTGAATTAACTAAAACTGATATTCTAATTGATGATAGAGAAGACACAATTGGGAGATGGAACGCAGCAGGTGGTACAGGTATAGTATATAAAAATGTAGGTCAAGTATTAAATGATCTTAAAAAATTAGGTTTATGAGTCAAAAAGTAGCGGGACTAAAAAAAGAATTTCAAGAAAAGGACGTTGAACGTTTAAGAAATTTAATAACTGGAAAGCATAATAATAAAACTCGCTCCAGTGTAGGGTTTAAAAAAGCAGATGAATTCCATGCCGAAGGAGATGTTTGGGAAATAGATGGTCGTACTTGGACTATTAAAGATGGTATTAAACAAAACATTACTAAATTGGATAAAGCTAAAAAAGCTCATATAATGCCCCTACTTTGTCCTTGTTGTAAAAAAGTAATGAAAAAAAGAATTGATAAACCTACTTATAACTTACATAAAAAATGTTTTAATTGTGTTGCTGAAATGGAACATCAAATTAGATTAGAAGGTAAGTGGGAGGAATATACCCATAACCTCCATAACCAACAAATTGACCATAATTTAGAACAATTTAAAAATTTTGTAAAAGAAAAATTAGAAGAATCAAACAATTCATTTATATCAGAAGATGGGGATGTTGAACGCTGGGTAGGCAAATTGGATACAGATAAAGTTAATAAATATTTAAAATCTGTAGAAGAATATGCTAAGGCACTTAAAAAATAACTTTATATATTTATAATAAACATTCTATTATGAAAGATAATTTTGACCTTTATTCTTGGAATAAAAATCGTTATTTAGGAAAAGCTAAAATGGCTAAAGAAACTGAAAAAAAAGATTTTAATTTACGAGAATGGAATAAAAAACGCTATTTAGGCGAATTAGATATCAACACAACAGGGGGTGATACTAATGTTGATAATCTAAATATAGATAAAGGTGGAGATGATCCCAAGATGGGAGCAGAATTAGAATCTGATGCTAATGTAGTAGGTGAAAACCAATCACATTTAGAATTTTTATCTAAGTATTTAGAAAAAATGCATCCTGGTTTAAGATTTGATGTTAGAAAAGAACCTTTTGATAGAATTGATGTAATGGGTTCTCAACAAGATTTAGCTAATTTTGGTAGAGAAATGCATGGTAAAAAATTTGGCGAATATGAAGTATTTGCTGTTGATGATGATGATAGAGGAGAAATTGTTCGTATAGTTAAATCTTCAAGTATTGCAAGAGGCAAATTAGAAGAGGGTGTAGTTAAAGACATGCATACCTTTTTAAATGACTTAAGAGACTCAGGCGTAACTAATATGTTTGGTGCTGCTCCTTATCTACAAAAAGAATTTGGCATAGACCAAAAATCGGCAAGAGAAGTATTAGCTAATTGGATGCAATCATTTAGTGAAAATCTAGAATATAAAGGTAGAAAATTTAGTAGTGAAGAAGAAGATAGATTAGATTTAATTGCACATAAAGAATTTAATGGTAAAGATTTTAGTAAATTATCTGATGAGGATAAAGCTAAAGTATTTGCAAAAAGAGATCAAGTTGGTGTTAGAGAAATGATTGATTACGATGAAGCTTTAACATTAAGGGGTATGAAAGCTGAATTAGAAGATCAAATTGCTCAATTATTCAGAGACATGGAGCAAGAAGCTGAACCAGAAGGTGGACCAATTGCAGATAGATATGGTGATGAATTAAATAAATTAGAAGACCGTTTATATAAAATCAATAAACAACTTCGTGATTATGATATGAATGAAAGTAAAAAATCAATTAAGGAAACACTACGTTTTATTAAAGAAAACAATCCAGAATTTACTAATGAAGAAATTAAAGCTGAATTAAAAGAAATTAAAGAATTAGGCAGTCAATTAAACGAAAAACTTTGCAAAAAAGGAGAAGCATATCGTAAACGTAGAATGGCTGCTGGTGAAAAATCATCTGCTTATTTATCTGGTCGTGCTGTTAAAGTATGTAAAGGTCAAATGAGTGGTAAGAAAAAGAAAAAATAATGGCATTAAACGAAATAGGACCTTCAAGTAGAGAAAGACTTACTACCTTAGCTAAAAGTATAGGTAGAGAGGAATTTGCTATGAATGTACTAGAAATACCAGATGAAAATGTATTAGATCAATTAGCTGATGAATTATCTAAATTATATGATATGAGAACAGTTAATGAAAATGAAGATAGTGATAATAATAGAGTACCCGAAGCGGCTTTAATTTTACCTAGAGGTAAAGAGGTTATATTACAAGCCGAAGAACAGGATTATAAAAGAGGATTAAAAGTAACTTTATTAGAAAGTGGAGGATATAAAGTAAAATACTGGTATGGAGATGATGTAAAAACATATCCTGTTGAAGTAGAAGTTGATGGTGTATCTATAAAAAAAGATGCTAGAGAAGTTGACATATTATTCCACCCAGAATTAAAAGAAAATGTAGCTCCTAACCATAATGGTAAATCATCTCCATTTGGTTCTGGATATAAAAAAGCAGTTATAGAATCATTGCGTGATTGGTTTAAAAAAGAAGATTGGGTAAGAATTAATACATCAGGTAATATCGCAGGTAAATGTGGTACAATGAAAAAAGGTAAAGCTACAACCAGATGTTTGCCTAGAAAAAAGGCACAATCTCTTACAAAAGCAGAACGTAAAGCTACTGTAGCTAAAAAAGTACGTGGTAGTAAAAAAGGCAAACAGTTTGTGAAAAACACAGACAAAGCCGAATTTAAAAAGAAATAAATGAAGTTAATATATTCATTATTAATACTACTTCTTACTAGTTGTGGTGTCCAATGGCAATACACAACACTAAACCATGCTGCTCAAATAGATTCAATTTATAGATCAAATGATTACCAAGTAGATACTATAACTTCAGTGTCTGATTTAAGATGGAAATTAAGAACAGACTTTAATTTTAGATATGACTTTGCTCAATATGCAATGAATCAACCTTATTCTTGGTATTGGAATAATCCAAGATTAGAGGGCATTTGGAGACCTTATAATAGATTTGATGTTTATTTTTATAGCAATTGGTTCTGGAATGATTGGGCTTTTAATTATCCTTTACATCATACTTGGGGATGGAACAATTGGTATAATTGGAATAGACCTTATCACTATTATGGATGGAATAGACCCTATAACCCTTGGAATAACTGGTATCAAGGACCATTTAATAATTTAGGGTATAATGTGGTATATAATGCAAGTAGAAGAGGAGCTTTAACCACTAACTTAAATAGAAATTTTAATAGAATATCTAACAAATTAACAGTAAATAGAAATAAACCTAGAGTAAATGTTAATAAACCTATTAATATACCTAATATTAATAACAATTCTAAACCAAATATAAATAACAATACAATTAGAATTAATAAACCAAGAATTAATAATAACTCTAGACCAAGAATTAATAATAACTCTAGACCAAGAATAAACAATAATTCTAGACCAAGTTATGTACCTTCTTCAACTATAAGAACGGCTCCTAGCAGTAATTCAAGATCTAGTAATATTAGTATATCAAGAGGTAATTCTAGAGGAAAAAACTAATATTTATAAATAAAAATATATTACAATGGACAACTTTGACTATCAAGCTTATCTTAAAAGTGGCAAAATCCACGGAGAAAGCACACAAATAATTTCAGAATCACAAAAAGTGACTGAAGAAAAAGAAGATATCGATGAAGTAGGTAAAGGCTACTTTAAAAAAGAACATGGTATCGGAAAAAAAGAATTAAAAGAAACTATTGCTGAAATTAAAACTAAACTTGATGAGGGTCCTTACCCATTTGATCAGTGTTTAGCTGATAACGAGGGCAAGTATGGAAAAAAAGGGGCTGCCAAAGTATGTGGTGCTATTAGAGCTGCTTATGGTGAAGGTATTGTTAATGAAGATGCCAGAACTGATGCCGAGCAAGAAGGGTATAAAGATGGATTTGAAGATGCTAAAGAAGATGTTGAAGATGTTCTTAAAAAAATGAAAGTATCTGAATTAAAAGATAAAATCAGAGAGGATATTATTGAATTTTTATCAGAAGCTGAAGAAGATGTTGATGTTGATATTGATGTTAAAGATGAAGTAGAAGTAGAAGCAGGTGCAGACGATATAGAAATTGAAAGACCAGGAGTAAAAGCTAAAGTAGAAGTTGGGTTATCTCCCGAAGAAGAAATAGTTCAAGATTCTTTAAAAGCAGCAATGGATGCGGCTGATGCTTTGGGCAGTCAAAAATTAGCTGATCAAATTGGAAATACAATTACATTTTTTACAAGAGAATTTGTAGTGGGTAATAATACTGATTAGTACATGCTTAATGAACGTAAACTAACGGAAAGAGAACTAGATAAACGTGCTGAAGCCATTCAGGGTTTGTTGTCCAATAAACGCACACTAGTTAAAAAGTACGGTAAGGATGCGGAAAAAGTTATGTATGGTATTGCAACTAAACAAGCTAAATCTAAAGTAGAAAACATGAATAAAGAAAAAATTAAAGAATTAATTCAACAAGCCATAACTATACCTCCAACCCCTTCTTTAGAAGAAGGTCATGGTTTAGATCAAAAGGATTTAGATACCCTAGAATCACTCAGAAATCAAATAGAACAAGGAATATTAGATAAGAAAAATAGAATCAAATTCGTTAAAGTTCTTGATTTTCTAATTAAATCAAATATACAACCTGGTGATCTAAAAGAAGATAAAGTTAACGAAAATATTGAAGAGTCTGAAGTTGATGAAGCTATAATGGATCTTAGAAATTTAGTTGACCAAATAGAAGATACAGCAGATGACGCTAGAGAAATAGTTAGAAAAGTATTTCCAAGTGAATTATCAAGATTAGATGGTTATGGTGCATTTAATGCTATGTACTCAGCTAATAGATATGATGTTACTTTAGGTGGATTTGTAGATAGATTAGAGGAAGAAGGATATGAAATTGAAGACGGATTAGCTTATGTAAATGAAGATTTAGATGTGGGGCATCAAGATGATGAACCAGGTATGTTAAAAGCTGAATTAGCTAGAGCAGGTAAAATGGTTCAAATGCTTTATAGAGCAATTGATAAATATGATGATCAAGGTGAAGTAGATTTTCCACAATGGTGGCAGAAAAAAATTATTAAAGCTAACTCAATGTTAGATAGTGCCTTTGATTATTTAGATGGTCAAGAGAGTGTAGCTAAAATAGATGCTATGATAGATACTATCAACGAGGAAGAAGATGAAGTTAAAAAAAGATTAGCTGTAGATAAGGCAGTTAAATCAACTTTAAAAGATGAAGGTGGAGCTGCTGGTTTAGACCCATTAGCAAAAGCTGTTAAAAAATTAGGTGTTAGCAAAGATGAATTAAAATCTATGATTAAGAAAATTGTAGGTGTTGCTAAACATAAACATGGAGATTATATTTCAACTCCTATAAACGAAGCAATGGATGGTGGTCAATTATTTGATTACTTTAATAATAAAGGATACGACATAACTGAACGTAGCTTAGATGGTAGAAAACCTGGATTTGAAGGGTATATGGTAAGTAAAGGAGATGGTCCATATCCTCAATCAGTAATATTCCAACACAACAAAGATACTGATCAATTTACGATTAGTAGAATGGGTGGTTATAAAATCGATCAAAAAGAAGCTATAAAAGCAGGGATGAGAGAAGCAGGCTCCTCTGGCATTGTTGGTAGAGATGCTTACATTACAGATGGCAACTATACTCCAGTTAGTATTTCAGTTGATGGTTTAAAAAGAGCCGTTGATCACGTGATGGGTGGTTTAGAAAGAGAAGCATCAGCACAAGCGGACTTTTATCGTGCTAGAGGACGTACATCAGGTACTATAGATGAAAAAGAATTATCTAAAAAAGATGTAAAAGATCTTAAAAAAATATCTAAACAATTAGATAAATCAGTTAAAGCACATGATACCCAAGCTAAAAGAATCTCTAAAATAGTTAAAGAAAAATTAACTAAAAGATCTAAAGTAGATGATTTTGTAGATGATTTTAAAAAATCAGATGCAAAACAATTTAAAGGCAAATCTGCAGAGAAAAAAAGAAAAATGGCTGTAGCGGCTTATTTAGCAAAACAAAATGATAAATAATGACCAAAGCAGAATTAAGAGAAAAAATTAAAGTCCTAGCTGTACAAGTTATGACAGAAAAATCTAAGACAGATGATGCGGCATTAGCATATGATGAATTAGTTAAATTTCCTGCTCTTAAAGATATTATAGTGGATCTAATGACAGATCAATTTGATTCATTTTTAGAATCAGTTGATTGGGTAGCTCCACGTCCTACAACTTTTCGTATAAATTTGTTGAATGGTGAAAATTTTCTTCTTATGTTTACGAACAGAAGTTGGATAGGACAAGTACAAGGAAAAAAATATTATCTACTAAACCTTGATGAGGAAGAAAGATGTGCTCTAGCGATTAACAGACTTCTAAGAGTAGGACCCGCTAGTGGTGCTGAAATGGAAGGTGAAGCAAGTGAAACTGATACAACAGACACAGCTGATACCGAAGTTGAAGATGAAGTAGATGTTAACGTAGATGTAGAAGCATAATGGAATTATTCGATAAATTTTTTACAAAATTCGCTTATAAATTTGAAAAAGGTTATCCTGATATGGATAATCCTACAGATGTGGCTTTACTTGAATCTTTAATTAGTGAAGCTATAGGAGAAAATTTTAGCTTAAAAGAAGCTACTGATGCAGAAGCGGGTATTGAAATCCTAAAAAAAGAATTCCCATTAAAAGATGAAGATTTTAAAAGACAATCATCTGTAACTTACAAATTATTAGTTCCCAGAGCAGAAAGATTTGACTATGCTCAAAAAATAGATGCTATTGAAGATTTTGAATATGATCCTAATATGAAGGGTTCTTCTATAGGAGGAATAAAATATAAAGGAGCTAAATTTTTAATTAAGCCAACTGGAGTACAAGGTAGAGCATCTGCAGGTACAGAAAATGAGGATATTTTAGTTAATGAATTAAAAAAATACCTAGAAGATGGTCCTAAAAATGTAGTATTTGTAGGTTCTAATAAAAATTATTCTACTAGTGGTATTAAAGATGTTTTAGATGTTGGATATGATACAGCATCAGGTAAAAAAGCTGATGTTGTTTTAATTGGTGATAAAAAATATCCTATATCAATAAAAAAAGATAATGCTGGATTTTGGGAAAGTTCGGATTCTAGATATAAAGATGTAGTAAATAAACTATCAGAAAAAATTAAAAATGGAGATTTTGCTCCTAAATTAATATTTAAAC